ACCTTCTTGGGCTTGGGTTGACTGGCATGATCTTACTACCTTTATGGATTCTTATCATACATACTACAGTGGGGGCAGTGGATTAGTGGGTTATGCTTTTGGATGTGCTAAAGATGATTACTTATATCTGGCTCCTTGTTATAATGCGGATTATTCTAGCGTTCACGGTAATTTTGTAAGGTATAGAATTAGCGGTTCAATAGATGATCCTAGTTCATGGGAATTTTTTGATGGTAATATTAATCCTCTTTATGCTAAAGGCTTTCATGGATCGGTAGCAGCAGGAGATTATATTTATTATGCCCCTTTATGGAGCAATAAAAGTACAAATACAGTTAGTGGTAATGTGGCGAGATATAATACAACAACTGCTTTTACTTCTGCTTCAAGTTGGGAGGTTGTAGATATATCTACTTTTCCTGGAAGATCAGATTGGAAAGGGTTTATAGGAAATGTTTATGACGGAAGATATGTTTATTTTGTTCCCTATGGTGTTGCAGTTGTAGCTGAAGAGTTACAGCATGGAAAAACAGCAAGATATGATACGACTTCTATTTATCCATTTACAGATGTTCGTTCTTGGCAGTTTTTTGATCTTACTTCAATAGTTCATCATTCTCCTCCCATAATAAGTAATAATTTAAAAGGTTATCAGTTAGGTTGCTATGATGGCAGTAGGTATATTTATTATGCTCCAAATTCCAACTCTCCGTTTATATATCATGGTAATGTAGTAAGGTATGATACCACCCTTTCGTTTGATTCTGAACTTTCTTGGGATGTAATTAATCTACGTAGTATTAATTTAGAATATGCTGGTTTTTGTGGTTGTGTCAAGGGAGGTAACTATATATACTTTGTTCAGAATTATAATGGAACTGGATCTAATTTAGTTGCTCGTTATAATACTTTAAGTGATTTTACAAATCCGGCATCTTGGCAATTTATAGATATAAGTACTCTTGGGTCTTTTGGAGGCTATGCCGGTATAGCTTATGATGGAGTTTCCTGTGTATATTTGGCTCCTGATTTTAATTTATCCTTACCCGATCCTTATATGAATAGTATTGTAGCAAAGCATGATGTTAACTTTGATATTGATGAAGGATGGGAGTTTATGGATATGGCTAATAAAGATTCTCATTTAGTGGGGCATTATGGCGTAGTTTATGAGGATGAAAAATTATTTTTTATTAGTGTTCATCAGCATACATCTGTGGCAAGCGGGTGGATTTCAAGATATAATTTAAGTGAAATACCAGTACTTGTTATGAGTTTTATGATGAGTAATAACTAAGGAGACTATGGCAAATTTTAAAACCATTTATTTACCATATAATAAAACAGGAGAAACAGGATTATATGGCAGAATAATTCAGTTAGCTACTGGATTTTTGTTAGATAATATCGATGGCATATTTAGAGCAGTTCCTGTATTATTTGATATTCCTACTATAGAAATTATTCAGGCTCCATCAGTTTATATGATTAGTGAGAACAGAACAGTTTGGGCAGATGGAGAATATCAGGCTTATGGATATGATAGTATAAACTATTTATTTGCAGGTGCTACTATATTTATTTTAAATGATATTGAAGTTTCTCAGGCAACTTTACTCCAATATATGGAAATACTAAAAAAGATAGAGGAAGGCAACTGGGAATTAGTAGGAAATAAATGGATTTATTACGATACAAATGGATCGACAGTTTTGATGGAATTTAATGTTAAAGATTCTGTAGGTAATCCTTCTATGACGAGTATCTTTAAGAGAGAAAGGATAATTTAGTGTCTTCTGTTCTGGTTAAGGGATTTGGAGTGGATAGTGCTATTCTGGTAAAGGGGTTTGGTAGACTCGGTGAAGTGCTAGGTGGACTTATTGTTAAAGTAGTGTATGTTTTTAGCTTAATTACAAGATTTTTAAATCTCAAAAGTCAACCACCATCATAGAAGGGAAGATGTAATTTGAACATTGAAACTGAGGAATCTAAACTATTAAAAATTATTGAGGCAAAGGCAGATGAGCTTGAAATTAGAATGGAGAAACGCACTTCATTTAGTGAATGTGGTTTATGTAGTGACTGTAGAAATTTAATTGCAATATGTACTAAATTTGGAAAAGTAGTTGCAAAATGTTTTGAAACTTATCAAATATTAAATTCTTCAGATCCCGTTGAACATTGTACTAGATATAATAAATTAACTATGTTATCTATTTTTGATATGAAAGATATGGCTATTTTAATAGAATTGAAGAAACCAATAGGTTTTTTGAATGAGGATTTGAGAAAGGAGGAGTAGATTGAAGATTACTAAAATGATTTTTGAAATGCAGTTGGGTATTATGAAAAGTATTTTGAGGCTTATGGAATTCAAATTTGGAGGCAGAGATTCTGATCAGTATAAATACATAAAGGAACAGTTAATGAATTACATTTTTGATGCTACTAAAAAGTTTTTTCAACAAGGATTAATAGAGGGTATCTTTGAAAAGTGTAAATGTTCAGCAAATTTAAGACAAGGTTGGAAGGAATGTAGTCTTTGTAGCGGATCAGGATTTTGCGATAAGGTAGAAAGGGAAGGGTGATTTATGTCTGCAGGACGATATGATATAAAAATTGATCAGGGCAGTTCTCTTGATATACGGGTAACAATGACCAACGTGGATAATTCACCATTTGATTTGACAGAATGGACTCCGAGAGGACAGATTAGAAAAACACATCATCATCCTGTTGTAGATGCAAATTTTACATTTTTAATTACAAGTGCAACTTTAGGTAAAATGAGTATACAACTATCAGCAGCAGAGACAGATGCAATTTCGGCAGGAGAAACTATAGAGGATGATAAAAGTCAGTATGTTTATGATATAGAATTGGAACATACCGATGGGACTATCAAAAGAATTTTAGATGGAATTGTATATGTAAGTGCTTCTGTAACTCACTAAGGAGGAAAATTTGAGAACTATTAATATACCGTTTCCTGATATTACTTATATGGAAAAGTCTAGATTAGTTACTAAAATAGCAAAAGATACTTTAATTCCGAAAGATAGCAGTAGAATATATGTTAGAAATCCTACAGGAATTTCTGCAGGAGATTTCTTAGTATTGGAAGCATTTGAATCTGATAATGCTGAAATAGTGCAAGTAACGCATGTTGATACAATATATCATGCATTAGATTTGGTTACTCCTACTTTATTGGATCATCTTTCGGGAGTAATTATTCTTAGTACTCCTTTTGATATGGTTAAAGTATACATAGGAACTAGTGCTGACATAACTACGCATGTAGATTTATCTACTAATTTATTAAGACCAGATAGTGCATATACCTATGTAATAGATCAAACAGGAACATCTTTAGATTATTATTCTTATAGATATTTTAATTCTCAGACAGGGTATGTAGGAACTCATACATTATATACTGTATGTATCTACGATGCTGTTTTGACGGTAGATAATCTTAAACGATGGTTTATGTTTGGATTAGATTTAACTGATGATGACGGATATCCATTTCCTATGTCTATGTTTGAATTTGCAATAAGAGCGGCAGTGGATAATTTAGAAAAAGTAATTCAAGTAAAGTTAAAACCAACAACAGTCTTAGATGAACGTCATGATTATTTTAGAAATGATTATATAGATTTTGCGTATATTCAGTTAAATAATTGGCCAGTGATTTCTGTAGAAAGAATTGCACTAAAATATCCTACTGCACAGGCTGAGATATCTTTTCCAATAGAGTGGGCGCAGCTTAGAAAAACAAGAGGTCAGATACATTTAATACCGACTACTGGTTCGTTGAGTCAAATAATGATTGGAACTGGTGGTGACTATTTAAATTTTGTCTGGAGAGGAATGGATTTTATGCCTGACCTTTGGAGGATAGACTATACTGCTGGATTTGGAACAGGTTTATGTCCTAATGATGTAGTTGGTATAGTTGGAAAGCTGGCGTGTTTTTATCCTTTAAATTTGGCTGGAGATCTTGTAGGTGGAATAGCCATAGCGTCAAAAAGTATTGGAATAGATGGCCTTAGCCAGAGTGTGAACACAACTTCATGCTTACATCCAGATGTTTTGGTTTTAGCTAACAATGAGTATAGAAAAATTTCTGAAGTAGGAAGCCCCACTATTTTGTGGGACGGTAATCTGAAAAAGATATTTGTTGATAATATTGAAACTCCATTAATGATTACGCCAAATCATTTGATACTAACTAATAATGGATGGAAACGTTCTGAAACTATTTCTATTTTTGACAAAATAGATCAAGGAAATGGAAAATTTAAATCTATTAGTTGTATTGATGATTTTTATTTTAAGGGACAGCTATATGATTTATTAAATCAACCAGAGCAACGATTTAAAACTATTACAGGAATAGTCCACAATTCGCCGGAGAATGCTGGTTATTCTGCTCGTCTGCGTCAATATGAAAAAGAACTAAAGCTCGAAATTCCCAGATTAGTTGCTTATTATAAATCTTTTAGAATGGCCGTTTGTTAGGTTTATTATTTAATATAGATGTAGGGATGAGGTTTCATGAAACGTGCTAAAAATATTAAACGAGTTTCTAAAAAAATTAATACATGTGGTTGTGAGTGTGGTGGATACTGTCTTGGCAAGTACATTAATGGTCATGCTAACAAAAATAAGAGACAGTCTGTTGAGTGGAAAAGAAAAAGATTTGAAAATCTGAATACAGTTAAAAGCTGGTTTAAAAAAGGTGATAAATCCTGGAACAGTAATCTGACTAAAGATATAGATGACAGAGTTAAACGTAATGCAGAAAAATGTAGAAAACTTAAGAGAGTAAAAGAGATAGAAATAATAGATGGGAAGATTGTAGAACATAAATATACTAAAGAAGTCCGCGATAGATTGGGAGAAAATAGAAAGGGAGAAAACAATAACTTTTACAATAAACATCATACGGAAAAATCTAAACAGAAATATAGTGAAACAGTGAAAAGTAGACCAGAAGAATGGCATGCAGCTAAAAGTGAAAGATTTAGTAAAACTATTTCTGAAAAATCAAAAGAATGGCATTATAAAAAGTGGGAAAAATTCAGGGAAACAAGAAAAAAGAATGCAAAACCAGCTTGGAATAAGAATAAGGAACTTTCTGAAACTCATGTACGACACATCTTTGAAGCCAATGCAATGGTACCAAATAAAACTGAGATATTGATAGATAATGATATTCAGAAGAGCTTTCTTGATATCTTTAAGTTTGTAGTTGGTGATAATAAAACATTTGTAGGTGGTAGATCTCCAGACTGGATTTGTAAATCTAAAAAACTAATAATTGAGATGTTTGGGAATTATTTTCATGGTCAGAAATTAACAGGTCGAACCAAAGAACAGGAAGAGAAACAAAGAACAGATCATTTTGCTAAATATGGTTATAAAACATTAATTATCTGGGAATCAGAATTGAAAGATATGGAAGCAGTCAGATTCAAAATTCAGAGTTTTCTGGAATCCGAAGGCATTTTATTTAATATAGATGAAGTAAAATCTGAAATTGAGAAGGAGCTGAATAATGAAAAAGAAACTTGAAGAACAAGAGCGCGTAACAGAACAAAAGAAATCAGAAAAAATGAAATCACCTGAGAAGAATTCAGTTCGTCAGTATGCACGTGATAATCCAGACTTTTCACAAAAAGTTCCAATTACTGAAATTGCTGAGTTTCTTAACTATTTTGGGTATGAACTACATGATTTTAAAGAAACAGATAATTGGATTTCTGGAGATTTCTTTTTTATAGATTTTACTACAGACGGAGAACAGACGATTAGTTTTTCAGTTGATGCTTCTCCGGATGCAGTTTCGATTTTATCGCAAAGACTTTCTGAGGAATTTGGTCAGTTTTTGGTATTAGAATCTTTTTATTACAATGCTAACGATGATGAAGTTCATTTTGGAGATGATGCAAGTCAGTGTCACTTTAATGACATGGCTGACGGGATTGCCCAGAAAGTAGAAGCTAGTTGGTTGATTCCGCCTAGTGACTTTATTTCAGCTAGGGCTTAGGAGAATCAAAAAAGTGCGAGCGAGGTGTTATTCTGAAACTTGTAAAACGTAAATCAAAATTAGAACTAGTTAAAAACAAGACTCCAGATAAAAAATTAGATTATAAAGATGTGAAGTATATTTATTCTGGTGAAATTATTAAATGTTATGAATTGGGAGATTTTGTATATTTTGATGTGTTTGGCTTAAAGATTCCTATTCCAAAAGATTACTGGGGATATTTTAAGCAGGAACTTTCTGAGATTAATATTACCGATAGCATAGAAGCTAATATTACTAATTTAAAAAATCAAATAGAATTGGAATCGAATATTGGTTCAAATCTTTATTCTTATAGTTTACAAAGTGTAGATCAACCTAAGAAAGTAATAAAGTTACTTAGTAGAAAACGACATGTTATTGATGATGAAGAAACAGTTATAGCACATTTCAAAAAATATGGAGTAGAGTGTTTAGTCATTTGGGATTATGAGTTAGAACATCCATTATCTATTGCAGCTAAATGGAAATATTTTTTAAAGTTTGGGAATTTAGTACAGGCATAGGAGATTTATGAGTTTTGAACGGCAAAGAACAGATTTTCAAACAATAGAATTTACTAGAGCCATTAAAAATTATGGTTATTGGATGGTGTGGACTAAAGCTACAATTTGTAGTTGCGTAACTTTAGATAAAAATGGTCAGCCAGATTTTAACTGCCCTGCCTGTTTAGGAAAGGGAAAGATCTGGTACGATTCAAGAGATATTCAGGGCATTATGGTTGGTTTTAGCGAACTAGAAAGATTTCAGTACAGTGAAAAATTTGGAGAACTATTATCAGGTACTACTTATTTTACTACATTTCCAGAAAATAGACTTGGATTTTGGGATAGACTTGTTCACGACCACAGCACCATAAGATATTCAGAAATAATTAAAAAGGGAGATTATGGGAAATCTGATAAATTTAGATTTAATCCAGTAGAAATATCCCTTGTTAGGACGGTTCCTAAAGTGTATACAGAGGGAATTGATTTTACTTTTGACTATAAGTTAGGACTTTTAAATTGGATTCCAACGGGGTACGAACCAATGACGGGTGATCAGTATTCAGTAGATTATTTTATGCATCCATCTTGGATTGTAATAGATATTCCAAATGTTATAAGAGATACTATGGTTAAAAGAAAACAACCAGGAATTTCACATACTCAGTTGCCGATGAAAGCAATTGTTAGATTAGAATATTTTGTTTTGCCATAGGAGACGAAAATGGATCAAAATGGACATGGTGATTATAGGGCACTTTTTTGGATATTTATTGTTGCTTTAGTTACTGTAGTAGCAGTAGAGGGTGTTTTTGTAACTTTTGTAGCTATTTTTTGGGATAATCTTTTTTTGAGAATTCTATTTTCTATTTTAGCTTTAAGCTGGATAGCAGTTATTATATTATATGTCTGGGATAGTTTATGAATGTAAGAGGGAATCTCGGCGAAAGTCTATGAAAAGTTCTTTAAAAGTTACAGCTGAAAGAAAGGGTTTACTACCAAATCTTAGAAGACTGGGGTCTGCTATTTTGGGTCAGGTGGGTGAGGTTGCCCGTTATGAGTGGGCAAAAGCTGCAAAAAGCAAACTAAAGTCTACCACGGGTTTGTATATTTCTAGTTTAAGTCCGGTAGAAGTCAAAAGAAATACAGCTACAATTACTCTTCGAGGAAGTCTTCCTAACATGATAGAACAAGGTTGTTCTGCTTATGATTTAAAGATAGGGCTTTTAAAAAGTTCTAAAGTTAAAAAAACAAAAACAGGAAAACCTTATATTACAGTTCCGTTTAGTCATACGGCTCCTGGTGGTGGGAATAGAGGATCATTAACAATGCCGAGACCAGTTTATAGATTAGCTTCTCAGCTAAATGTTGGAGGTTCTAGTTTAAATCTTCCTGTTAAGTTGAGCGGACATGGAATGCGATCTAAGCTTTCACAAGATTTGTCTAAATTTGGCAACTATACTTGGAAATCATCTCCGTATTCGGGTATGGTGAAAGTTCAGAAAGGTAGAAGAGCGGGTTTTATGACATTTAGAAGAGTATCGAAAAATAGTAATACTTCAAGTTGGATACACCCAGGATTTCCTGGAATATTTGCTTCTGAAACGGCAGTTAATAAAATTCAAAACCAAGTGTCTATTATTGCAGAAAGGATTTTGACCTCAAATTGACAAACATCGACGAAGTTTTACACTCGTTTCTTGATGATAAGATAGCTGAAATTAAATCTGATCCATCTATTTTAGATCAGATTTTTGAAGGTAAAACGGCAGAGAAAATTGAAAGTATAAAACAGTTTATTTCTAATTCTGATATTAGGACTGTTTATCATTTTCCAAGGGATGCAACTGATCTCCCATGTTATGCGATTTCTTTGGATAGCTCTACAGAATCTGAGCAGATTATAGGTTCTAGTGGAGATCTTTATGATGAAGTTTATATTTCTAATATGGAAGATGGATGGCTTTCGTCCGATAGTAGTATTTTTCGTTGGAATGAAATGGATTTACCACCTGATCTTCCGTTTGATGTTAAACAGTTTTATAGTTCTATGGTAGTCAAAGATGGGAGACGTTCATGCCATGTAATAGGTGAAGTTAGAGAACAATCAGAATATCATTCAAATAAAGGAATTTGGATAGATTTTCAGAATAGTGTACTTGAGGGTGGCTATGTCAGCCTAGTAGATAAAGGTGTAGTTGATGTATGGATTAAAAGTAATAGAATTGGTAATTTTCTTGAATTTGGTTTTGGTGAAAAAGCTCATAGAGAGCAGGTGTTTAACTTTCCAGTAACTGTTAAAAATTTATGGGAAAAAATTAGAATAGATATTAAAAAAGTGGCTAATAGAGATAAAGAAAGAATTAGATATATGAGTTTTTTAATTACAGATTCAACTCAATATGTAGATATTTACATAGATGCTTTACGGGGTGAAAGATCTGCTTTTGGAACTTATGAAGAAACCTTTTTTGATAACAGACATAAAATAGAATGTTGGACTAATAATGCTGAATTAACTTTGATTATGTATGATATAGTAAAGTGGTTTTTACTTAAGTATCGTACTTATCTAGAGACATCTTGGGGGTTTATGGAACAAAGGTTAGATGGAGGAGACATTATTCCTCAACCTGAATTTTATCCTGAATTTGCTTACATTAGAGCATTGGGTTACAACTGTAAAACTATTGAGATAGTTCCGAGAGAGTATGAGTTAACTGCGCTGGAAGTTAAAATAGGGCGTCAAGATTGGGGAGTGGGGATGTCATCTAATTAATTTTTTATATAAATATAGTATATGGGATTAAAAAATGGAAAATTTTGCGCCTAGATTTGGATTTAATGAATTTTTAAATTCGCTTAAGGGCAAGTATCTTATTGAAACTATTGGTGGTTTTTCTAACTGGATGAAAAGATACGGTATACCAAAATCTTTAAATGAGACTCAGTGGAAAGATAAACTTGATGAATTTATGAACAGAAAAGTCTAAAAATCTAAATGGAGGTAGTATAAAATGGCAGTTGGGATCTATTTTGCAGGAAAAAGACTTATTCGTCCTCAAAGTTTTACTCAGATCAACGATGAGGGCATGTATGCACGTGGTCTTGGTGGAGCTAATAATTTAGCTATTATAGGAGAATGCACAGGTGGGGAACCGAATCATGTTTACTGGTTTTCAGATCCATCCTATGCTAAATCTATTTTAAAGTCAGGACCTCTTCTACAAGCAGTTCAGAGAGCTTATGATCCTAGTGCGGAAACATCTGGAGCTTATCTTATTGCAGCTATAAGGGTTAATCCGGCATTGATGAGTCAGTTAACACTTACAGATGCAGTTCAGAGTCCGCTGATTTTTCTTAAATCAGTTGACTATGGATTGTGGAATAACCAGATTAAGGCAAGGGTTGAAACAGGTACTAATTCTGGAACTAAAAAAATTACTATTACCTATGGAACTTCTTATGATCAGGGAAATAACTTAGAAAGAAAATCTATTTATCTGGCATGTACTGATACAAAGGCAAGATCTGCAACCTGCACTATTTCTAAATCTACTGATAAACTTACAACAACTGTCATTTCAAATGTTCAGTCTATTAAAACTTATGTAGATAGTACAGGTTTATATGATGATGTTTATGATGAAGCAGAGGAGGATGATTCTTCATATTTTATTATTCCTGAACTTGCCGTTGATTTTCTTTACGCTGGTAGTGATCAGATGTTTGGAACGATAACATATAAACCAGGTGATGTGGTTCAAGATGTTGCTGCGGTTATGAGTGGCCAGTACTGGAATGGAACTGCATGGACAGCTCTTTCAGCATTTACGGATGGAACAAGTGGAGGAGTAGGAAAACCGTTTTCAACATTAGGAAACATTACCTATACAATTCCTACAAACTGGACTAAAACCATAGTAGATTCTTCCAGTCAGTATTGGGTGAGGTTAAAAACTTCAACGAGTTTAACATCTGGTGCCAATGGAAATTATATTTGGTTAGGCAGAGGATTAGATGTAACATTATCTGGTTATGCTACGGTTCAACAATTAACAGACTATTTAGATGCTCAACCTCATTATGAAGCTTATCCGGCAACATTAGCCCCTAATACAGAATTACCAACAGATTTAGATGATTTATCCGCAGGAAATGTAATGACGGGTAATACGTATTTAGTGGCGGCATATACCAGTGGAACTACATTATCAGTATTTTCAGCAGCAGGATATGCTATAGGAGATTATGTAGTAGTTTCTTCTATACCAGTAGCACCAAACTGGATATCTTCAGAAGAAATGAGAAAAGTAACTAATGTTTCTACTTCTGCAAATACTATAGTTATAGATAGCGCATTGTCTTCAACTTATATTGGAACTGGTGATGTTGTAACTAGAGCAAAAGTTAGAAAGGCTTTAATATTAAAATCTGATCTTCAGGCTGTTATAGATTGGGTAAATGCTGGAAATACTGGATTTGTTACAGCTCAGTATGGTCCTTCTACATGGGAAGCTTCAAAATATTATACTGTAGGTGATTTATGTGTTCCTACTTCTTCAAATGGATATTGGTATCGTGTGAGTCAAACAGGAACTAGTGCAACATCAGAATCCACCTGGCCTATTGTAGTTGGCACTACAGTAACAAATGGAACAGTGGTATTTGATTGTGGAGGTTTGTTAGGAAGGTCTGCATTAAAAAATGTTGTAGATACATATTTTACGGGTGGTTCTGAGGGGACAACTTTACAAACACATTGGGATACAGCAATTGAATTACTTCAAAATGAAGATACCCCATTGATTACCTGTGTATCCTATGATCCTGCTGTTTGGGCTTCGTTGAGTTCTCATTGTAGTTATATGTCTGGTATAGGAAAGATGGAACGAATAGGATTTTGTGGTGGATTTGCCGCAGCAGATGGTTATACAGCAGGATTAGGAAAATGGGCAAGTACAACTGTTGCTTTGAATTCTATAGACCAAATGTTAACTTATGCGGAATCTTTAAATTCGGATAGAATGGTATATGTAGGTCCTGGATTTAAAGCTTATGATGATAATGGATTAATGATAACATATCCTGGAAGTATTTCTGCAGCATTAGTAGCAGGTATGGCAGCAGGAGTAGATGTAGCTGAGGCTTTAACTCACGATTCGATAAAAGTCATAGGATTAGAATATAATTTTAGATGGGCTGATTTAGATAGACTGTTATTAGGAGGGGTATTACCATTAGAATATGATCCTGGTTTTGGTTATAGAGTTTGTCAGTCCATTACTACCTGGTTAAGAAGTGATAAGTATAATCGAAGAGAGGTTAGTGTTAGGAGAACAGCTGACTATGTAGCAAAACAGGTTAGAGAAAGACTAGACAGAGATTTCGTAGGTAGAAAAGGAACAATAACGACTCTAATAAGCATAAAAAATGCTACAGCGTCGGTATTACAACAATGTTACAGATTAGAACTTTTAGCAGGAGATGCAACAAATCCTGCATACAAAAATATCCAATGTCGTTTAGAGGGGGATACCTGTTACGTAGAATTCGAGTGTTCACCGGTTATTCCGATTAACTACGTTGCTATTTCAGTAAATCTTACTGTATATAGCGCTACTGTAGTTGCTTAATTTTAAAGGAGGTGAGTTTTTTGTCTACTGATATAAAATATATGATACTACATTATGGAATGCCCGTTTTGGTTATTTTAGCATGTATAGCTGGATATTTTTTACTTAAACTTCAGTGGCCGTCGATTTTAGTGGGATTTGGTGCTGGGTTTGTTTCGGGATGGTATCTTTTTTTAAAGAAAAAGACAGTGGTTTAATAATTAACTATAGGGAGGTGAATACTTTAAATGGCTAAGAGTACTTTAACTGGAAATCTAATTTTGCTGAAAATTCAGGGAACAGAAATTGGAAGAGCACAAAATGTCACGGCCGATAGTGATTTCGGGATCGAAGACGCGAGTGGTATTGGTGACGTAGAAGTTCAAGAACATGTTAATACTAAAATTACGCATACTATTACCGTTGATAAGTTTATTATCAACAAATGGTCTCTTTTGGAATTAGGATTTGTTCCTGTTAGCGAGGATGTTCTAAATATGGGTGTAATTGATATAGAGATTCTTACTAAGGATGGAACTTTGATTAAAAAGTATGAATCTTGTTCTTGTGCAAATTATAGTATTAGAGTTCAGGCTCATGCGATTGTAGCGGAAAATGCGACTTGGAGATCACTTTCGGTTTCAGCAGGTTAGGTAATAATCTTAAATATTTAATCTAATTCCTCTTACTTCCCACCTTGTTATCTATTAAAAATGAAAGGAGAACATGGAAAATAAATCTAATTCATTTACAATTGAACTTGATCTGAAACTGCTTCATGGAGAAGAATTTATTGGTAAGTTCAAAATCCATAGACCAACTATTGGTGAGAGAATTAAGATTGGTGTTATTGAAGCTCGTGAAATAGAGGGTCTTAGTAATGTTGACATTTTAACATCTAATTTAGCACACATGATTGCTACATTTGATGTGATTGTTGATGAGGCTCCTCTTTGGTGGAAACCAAGAGATCTAAGAGATTTGGAGGTGCTGCAGACGGTCTATCAGAAGTATGTAGACTGTCTGCAAACGTTTCAGAAAAAACCTGAATCTGAAAAAACTGGCGAAGGAACAGTCGAGCAGTCTTGAGTATTGGTACAGACAGAAATATAATTTACCAGTAAAAGATCCTAGATTTTTGAATACTGAGCCCTGGGAAATGGAATTGGATTATGAGACAGATCAAATTATTGCAGAAACGGCTAAAATTTCTAAAAATGTTTGTCCAAGGTGTGGAGACACTATAGCTGGAAGTGTGTGTCAAAAATGTGGAATTAAGGGTCTTTCTGAAAAATACTTTGACCCAGATTTTGATGAATATATGGAAGTTGTAGAAAACAAAAACAAAGATTTTGGCAAGAATCTAAATTGGGAAGAGGTTCCCTAGTGGATAATCTTCTTTATGTTATTTTACAAAAAGGTTGGGTTAGTCCTCATACTAGATTGACTAGACACGGTATTTCTTGGGTTAGTGGATACGCTGGAAGATTTTTAAAGAAAATAAACAGAAAACCTTACTTTCAAATTCCATCAGTTTCAAAGAAAAGTCCTTCAAAAAGTGGTTTTCGTTGGGTAGGGAGATAAAGTGGCGGGTCGAAACATTGAAACTAAGTTAATTTTTAAAAGTGATACTGATCAAGCGGCTAAGAATATAATTAAGCTTGAACAGGAAATGGATCGTCTTATTGCTAAGATGAAGACTGTTTCTGATACTCCATTTGCAGTGAGTGGGAGAGGCAGAGCGACAGGGGGAGCAGGCAGAGCAGGCAGAGCTGGTGGAGGAGTTACAGGTGGAGAAACTGTAGATGAAGAAGGTAATATAGGCGGGAGAAGAGTAAGGGCAACACGTGGATCTCCAAGAGGAGATAGTGCTCCAGCCACAACTCCCGTAATGCCACTTTCAACACCAGCACTATCACCATCATCTCCGATTTCTGTTAATAATCAATCAAGATTTAGAAACTTCATGCAAGGAGTTGGTTATGCTGGAGGTGTTGCGGGTGGAGTTATGGGTGCTGCTACAGGTTCAATGATTCCTGCTGTTGGAGGTGCTTTAATGGCTGCAGGTGGCGCCGCAATGGGACTTAATATATTTGGCGTACCTGTTGGTGCAGCAATTGGTCCTGCAATGATGGCTGCAGGTGGATTATTACAGATAGGAAATATAGCAGCTCAACCAGCTGCTCAGCATTATGGGGCACTAGCTCCAACATATAGAAGATTGGGTGCAGAAAAATCAAAACGTGCACGAGATATAGCAGTAAAGACCGGTGCATACACTCCCTCAGAAGCTATTCAACTAGCAGGCAAGATGCAAGGATTTGGTGGTTTTGAGGGTATGGGTGTAATGGCTAGAATGAGATATGGTGGGTATGAAACAGAATTTATGCAACCCTCTTTTGAAAAGGCAACAAAAGTAGGGGCCTTTGGAAATCGTGTTGGTCAAACTTCTAAACAAGATTATGAGTTTTTAGGCAAGATTCTAGCAACTGCCTTTGGAAAAGAAACTAAACTTGCTTCGATGGGACAGGCAATTGAAACTATGACAGGATTAATGGGTCTAAGTGAACAGCATTTAGCAGATTTAGGCCCTGAGGGAACTAAAACACTTGCAGGATTGACTAGATGGATGGAAATGGGAAATACGTCTGTTTTAAAGGGTCAACGAGGTGTTCAAACAATGGGTGGTATTTATAATGCAATTGCAACTCCAGGAACTCCTGCAAAAGAAATGTTTATGTGGGGTGCACTGGGACAGGGTGGTAATTATTTTGATTTTCTTAGAAAACGTGGTGATCCAAAATCTATAATGCCAGTATTAGAACAACTATCACGATATGGACCTGAGTTTGGTGCTATGGCTTTATCTAATATTTCTAATATTCCATTTCTTCAAGCTGAAGCAGTTATGAAAGCGTATAAAGATAGAGAAAGTCCAGAAGCCATTCAGGCAAAGTTAGACAAAGGAAGTTCTGCTGTTGGTGGCACAAATATAGATTTTAAACCAACTAAGGAACTATATGATAAACTAACTACATTAGACGCCACATTAGAAGCGAAGAAATTAGGCATTTCAGAAACAGTAGTTGCTACTGTTAAAGGTTTAGAAGTTTCGTTGACAAGTATGGCAGCATCGGCATTTGAATTAGCGAAAGTTCCAGATATATTACGCACTATGCAACAAGGAGTTGATAAAATGAATTCTATACTTTCTGGGACCGGGGATGTTCCAAAACCACCAGTAGAGTATGTGCAAGCTCAGCACGTAGGACTTGTTCCGGATTACTTAGTCTCTTTACTAAAAGGAGTTTTTTCGTCGGGAAAAACAAATCAATGAGGTTTAAATCTTGATAACACAGGGTTCTCCAACATCTAAGGTTACGATTTATACAGATGAAATGAAATTCAATTTTGTTTCAGCGATTGGAGATTCTAATTCTGATATTTTGTCTATAAGTACCAACAAAAGTTTGATGAATCCAGCAGGCAGCTTTACAATAACATTTGTACCAAATTTAGATTCAAAGGGAAGAACCTGGTTTAATAAGTTAGATGCACATGATTACGTAGAAATAGAGTTTAATGGAATTAACAATACTGAAAGTAAAGTTGTAATGAGAGGGCTTATTGATTCCGTAACAAAACAAGAAAGTTTTGAAAATAATGAACCTCAGAGAACTATAACAATTAATGGTTCTGATTTAGGATCGTTGTTAACGAAGCATAATATTTACTATATCCCAGAAATGGGACAGGATGATGCTTTAGCTGCAATTTTAACTGTTTTAGCCTGGAAGCGTGATTTTCCAGTATCGGTAGATGCAGCAGGGGCTTTTGATTTTATTTCGGATAGATTTAAGGAATGTGTAGATGTTACCTTTAATGGAGTTCCATTAAGGACTAAACTTGGTTTTGCCGCTGATAGTATGTATCCTGAAGATAAAACGAATTTGTTTCATCTTATGGGATACGAGGGCACTTTCTGGAATTCTTTTCAACAGTATTTAGATAAGCCATTTCATGAGTTATTTGTATATGATGGGCTTGATATGTCATGGTTAGTTCTCAGGCCTTCTAGATTAAAAGACGCAAAAGGAAATTATCACAAATCGGTTGAAACCTTTCTTCAGGACAGTATTTTTTATCCAAAATCTTTAGAAATTTCAAATAATGATCTTGTATCAATTAATGTAGCTAAAAATCAGGATGAAATTTTTAATTACTATATTACAATGCCGACATTAGCGCTTCTATCTAAGGAGAGTTTTAGAGGGGTATGTTTAAGTACTAATCGAGGCCAACCTCAAGACAGTGAAAATCCATTTTTTCAGATTGATCCGACATTACCTGCTTATATTGGAAAATATGGATTTAGAAAACTTGAGATGACTACTACCTTTGTAAATTTAGACTATGGTCAGCGCAATTCTAGAGGAAAAAATTATGAAAAAGAAGTTCTGGTTCCAGCCTTTGTTCAACATGGAATAGAACGAAATAGAACTGCTGTAGCATGGTTTTTGCATAACGAACATCTATTAACTGGAAGTATGGATATATTAGGAAATAATGAAGCTATTATAGGTATTTATGTTGTAAATAAGGACGATGGTATGGAGTATTATATAGAAAATGTTTCCCATAGTTACGTTACATTGCAAAGTTTCAGAACAACTCTTGGAATAAAAAGAGGTCAACCAACAAAAGAAAAAGGTGGTTTAGTCGGCACAGAAGAAATTTCGGCATATAATGATTGGGAACATCCCGTATCAGAGAGATTAAATAGGTATTATTTTGGCGGAATAGGGAGATCAGATGTAAGCGCTCTTGTTACTATGAAATCAAGACCTAGTATTATGGCAGATCCTAAGGATATAACCCAAATAACTAAAAAGACTAAAACTACAAATACAACCTTATCTAAGTCTAAACCTACTTGGGTAAAGCATAAAAAAGGTAACGCAACAGGTAATGTAGGTGAGGCAACAGGTAGAATATCAGCAACTAGGTGAAATAATCCTTGGTACAAACAGCACTTACTTATACAGAGTTTAATAGATTTAGTGGCCTTACAATGGGTAAGGTTTATGATGTTCATTCGGAAGCAAATATGGTGGATGTATTACTTATGGATGGTTCTAAATTGACAGACGTTCAAGTATTGACTCCTTATGCAAGTTCATCCCATGGCATCACAAACTTACCAATTTCTAAATATGCTAAAAATATGCTTGATAAAGATTTACCTTCATCCTCCGCAAGGCAAGATGAATGGGATGTATTTGCTGTTGTTGGATTTTTAGGTGGATCTATTTTAAGACCAGTTGTTTTGGGATTTTTATTTCCAGAAGAAAATGAATCGCTTTGTGGAAGAGATGACCAGCCAGGTAATAAAGATGGAAGTCAGTATTTGTTTAAGCATAAGTCAAATGTTTATTCTAGAATAGATCAGGATGGACAGATAGAAATTAGTCATCCTAGTGGTTTATTTATTAAAATTGGAAAAGATTGTGATTTAACAACTATCACAAATTGGGATACTAAGCTTAGACCATTTAATAGATTTAATCCTGTTAGTAAAGAAGCAGATCCTGCTCCATACGTTTACATTTCACATCCTTCAGGAAATACTCTTATGGTAAATCCAGATGGAGATGTTACTGAGCATATTGTTGGGAATGTTGTTAGAACTATTCATGGAAATCTTACCGAAACTATTGATGGAGATATTGTGAGAGATGTAGGTGGAGACGAAACGAATACAATTGTTGGAATTTTAACAGATAAAGCAAAAAAGATTGTTCATACGGGGAGTTAATGGCACTTTCTACTGGAGAACTTAATACACATTTACAAACATTAAGCGCAAGAGTCAAAACTTTAGAGTCAGAAACAGCTTCGTTAGCTTCTTGTTTAAGTTCGCTTGCTAAAGATGTTGTATCTATGAATATTTTAATGAAAGCTAAAATCTTATCTATTCCAAAATTGTTGGATATTTATACAGGAGCCTCCAATTTTCAAAATTTACTGGATGTTACAGGTGTTGCTTTAGATTTTAAAAACATAGGATTGAAAAAGGCTATGGAATCTCTTTCAGCAATTCCATTTAATTCTACGGTTATAACAGATGCATTAAGTTCAGTAACAACTGTTTTGACAGATGCTCAAACAGTTCTTAATAATGCAGTGGCGGGATTTGATCCAACCGGTGCTACCGGTAGATTAGTTAGTGGAATGGATTCTATTCAGTCTGTTTCTAATAATGTGCAATCTTTATTAACTACTGTAAATTCTACTGATAATCTTGTTACTATTTCTGCTTCTCTGGCTGCTGGAGAAATTACGGCATTGGCGAATGAAGTATCTGCACAAGCGTTATATGATTCGGCTGTTATAGCAGGTGATCCAGCTTATATACTGACACAACTTCAAGAAGGTATTGCCGTGGTATCAAGTGATCTGGCTAATATTCAGGCTGCAGAACTTTTAACAATTCCAGATGATATTTCTACACTTCTTCAAACAGGAGTTGATACGGTTACTATTAGTTTAGATAATGCGCAGTCTTTGGTTGATAGTACATTAATAGCTTTAGATGCTAGTCTTGAAGCTTTATTTGATGATGTTTTAACTGCTCAGTCTTCAATTAATGACGCGGCAGGATTTTTAGATTCTGCCAGTAGAGCAGCACAAGGAAAAATAAAAAGTTCTATTCATGCAAAAAATGCTATTTTTTAGGAGAATTTTAATTGGATTACGTCGAACTTAAAAAAACACTAAGTAAACATTTTATGTTTGTTTATGATCAGGTTAGTGCAGGTTCTAGAAAAGAAGTAGAGCTGTTTATAAATCCGGAAGAATTTTCTCAGACGGAACCAACAAGAATATCTGTAACCCAAACTAAAGGTGGTGCTTTTGTAGATTATTTTGGTCAGGGCATAAGAACTATATCCATAAAAGGCATTACTGGATTTAAAAGTAGAAAAGTAGGTAGTGAAGAATTATCTGGACATGATCAATTTTTGAACTTAAGAACGTTAATCAGAGATTGGACAACCAATAGTAAGATTGATCCAAAAGATCATATTTTGTATTTGTTTAACTTTGCTGATTCTGAATTTTATGAAATAATTGTTAATAATTTTCAATTACTGAGATCTGTTGGACGATCTTTGCTTTATCAGTTTAATATTGCTATTACCTGTATTAGAGAGTGTGGAACAAAAGGTTCAAATTTAGTACTAGATCAGAATCAAATTAAGATGGATAATGCACTATTAAATCCAGAAGAAAGAGTTATGGATATTGCAACAGCAACAGAGTATGAATTAGACTCTATGGAAATTCAACCTGAAACCGAAGAACAGTATCAAATGATGTTAGAAGAAAGAAGCATGGGCGACGAAAAATATAAATACATTCCAATGTAATGGAGGTCATTGTTGAATTTTTACGATTCAGTTTCAGAATCAAACATATCTGCAAAATCAGTGGTTTTACAAATTAGAAGTTTAATCGATGCTCTTAGAGAGTATTCTAATAAAACTTCTTCTTTTGTGCCATATTCTTATAGTAATGCTAGAAATTTGACTATAACAATGAGTGATATGATAGATACTCTATGTTCATTTAGATATCCTCCTCATGCACTAGTTCGATCATTTAGAAATATTTTGTGTGGGTTTAAAGCACTTCCTAGTGCAGTATTTAAGGGATTTACAAATCCTGATTTATTTGATGGAGCTAGTAACTGCGGAACGACTTTAGGTGTTTTACCAGCTTCTGTCGCAGATACTAATAATAGTTTTACAGCTACGGCACAGCTTCCTATAGAAAGATTTTCAATGCAATCTTTTTCCGTTCCACAGACTTCCTTATTAATAAGAGAAGAACCAACTAGAGTTTCTGGTGTTTACCTATCTACTGATATAGCTCGTTTAGGTCTTAACTATTTAAAATCTTATTCTGGAAGAACAGTTTTTTTGACATCTGTTCCTAATGATGCAGTTGTAATAGATTACTATGTTAAGTCAAGTTCAGTTCAGAATACTATAAGATTGTATGCTGCTGTTGGTAGAACAGTTAAATCTGATGATAATTTGGAAAGAATAGCATTAGATGTTTATGGAAAAGCTTCTCAATGGAAATTAATTGCTCTATATAATGAATTAGAATATCCATTTTTTGTATCTGAGGAATTTGAAAAAGAGGTAAAAGCTACCGGATTCGTTAGATTTTATAGAAATTTGTCCTATTTACCTGATATTGTTATAACGGTTGGAAGAGAAGTTTGGGTTCCTGAATTTCAAGGAACAAGACAAATAGATTTTAAAACTACTGCAACTACTACTTTATCCATAGGTAAGGAATATGTTGATGTTCCGGTTAGAGCTGTTCTTTCAGGAGAAATTGGAAATGTAGGTGTAGGTTCTATTGTGGGAATAGATTCAGATTTGACTGGAAAGATAACGAAAATTTCTAATATTTCAAATACTTCTGGCGGTAAAAATTGGAAAGTAGCAAAACCTGGTGATATTATAATGGTTCCTAAAACTGAAAGTATGACTGTATCAACGGTAGTTAACGCAAAAAAAGACTATGAAGCATTGTTTGGTATTGACTTATACATTAAAGACGGAGAATTGGATTCCAGTAGTGAACAAGGTTTAGATTTAAAACGAACTTTTGGTATTCATAATCTAGTTCAGGCATTAGGAAATAGAATAGTTACTAATAAACGTTTTTACACATATCATCCTGAATATGGAACTTATTTATACGCATATATTGGCAAAAAAAGTTCTAAAACTTGGCAAGATGTGATTAAGGTAGATATTAAAGATGCATGTTTATTGGATCCAAGGATTGCATCCATTAAATCTTTTTTAATGGAAATTTCAGGCGATATGATTGGTCTTAGTTTTGATGCAATTCCGGTTAATCAATCGAGCTCAGTTCCAGTTTCACTAGTAGTTTAAGGAGATTCTATGTCATTTCAAACCAAAAAGTTTTCCAGTATAGTAGCTTCAATGATTTCTTGGTGCTCTTCTGCTACAGATAAGGTAACGGATTTTAATGTGGGTTCAGTTATTAGAACATTAATAGAATCTGTAGCTTTGGAGTTGGAAGAGTTGTATTATCAACTTTTAAAAGCAGTCGAAGAGGCTATTGAAGAGGCAATTTATAGAGCATTCAACTTTCCAAGAAATCCAGCAGAAAAGTCAACCGGTAATGTAAGATTTACTAGGCAAACAGGGTCTGAAGTTGAGGTAACAATTTCTTCGGGGGTTCTGATTTCTACGGATACAGAACCTTCGATTTTATTTGAGACTCAAGCTGATGATGTGATTCCAATTTTTTCTTCTCATGTAGATGTTTCCGGTTCTGCAATTCATTTACAAACACATGATAACTTTGTAACTATTGGAATTGTAGTGGGTTCTGTTATAAAGAAAACTAGTGAGGCTCCTCTTGGAGAATCTGTTGTAACTTCAATTACTACTACAACACTTCCTAATGATACTCTTAATTTTGCAGCCTTAACAAATAGTGCTACTTTTGTAGCTGGAGGTGATTTTTTAGCGATTGCTTTATATAAAGATATTCCTGTTAGAGCTTTAGCCGCAGGAATAGGGGGAAATGTAGCAGCTGATTCTGTTATTTTACTAAAGTCTAATACACCAAATATTATTAGTGTTACTAATCCGGCGGCTTTTTCTGATGGTAGAGAAGAGGAAACAGATTTTGAGAGAAAAGAACGATTTGCAAAATACATAGGTTCTTTAACTAGAGCAACTAGAAATGCTTTAGAATATGCAGCTCTAACAATTCCAGAAATAGTTTCTGCTAAGGCTATAGATGATATTCGTGCAACATGTCTAGTGTATCAGGCAGGGACATCAAAGTACACTGATATTTCTTTAGGCATGCGAAATCCAGGGGATTCTGCTGTTAATTTATTTCCACCGGCTGATGTAAATGGAGATATGTTATATATTGGAGCAGAGGATATTTTTACGTATATAAATTTTCATTTGATTACACCTGGAGTACTATCCGTAGATCCTGGAGTTGGAACACAGTATTGGAATGGTGCATGGACTGAGTTAACTGGTATTGTAGATGAAACTAATGTTTTTACTCAAAGTGGGTGTTTTTCATTCACTCCACCTACTGATTGGACTATGTGTAGTGTAAATGGTTTATTAAGATTTTGGTTACGAAGATATATTGATACTCATTCTTTTGATACGACTCCAACGGGTGATTGGTGTAGTCTTCCTCCTGGTTTTGGATATGTATATTTATATTGTCATGATGGAAGTGGTGATTTAAGTTCTTCGCTAAAAACGATGGTAGAGAGTGCAGTAGAGTTATACCGAGCTTGTGGAATTAGTGTTATAGTATCCGCACCAACAAAAATGCAACCGGTTATTACAGTCACTTTATTCGTATATGAAAATTATGATGCTACAGATATATCTTCAAAAGTTCAGCAAAATATTATTGATTTTTTGAATACTAAAAAACTGGGCGAAGATTTATATGTTGCTGAGTTATATCAGTTTATAATGGGAACTTATGATTTAGCAATAGCAAATTGCACTATTTCTGCTTTATACATGGGAGCAGTTCCGGGAGTAGGTGATATTTATGTTCCTGGTGGATCTGTAATTAGACCAGATTTGTTAAAAACGACAGTTACGGCTACTTCTATTAGTGTTTAGGGGGGTTTTGTGAACCTATTTCAGAAGATAGTAAAAGGATTGGCACAACAAGTATTTAAACCTGTGCCTTTAGGTTTATTGTATACTATACTTCAATGTGTTTCTAGAGAGATATCGGGAGATTGTCCTTGGGATAATGGAACTGAATGTGATAGGTGGAAAAAAGATACAGATGAATATGTGGGATTAGCTCCAGGATTAGGTTATTTGTCAGAACCTTATGTTTCTAATTGGCAATCGGGGGGATGTAGAAATTCATTATGTCCAGGCTATTTATATCCAACGGGGTTAATTTCGTACACGTCGAGATCTCCGACAGTTACAGGATCAGTACTTGCTTCATCATTTGATAATGTTTTTGATTACTCATCGTTTAGACAGTATAGTTCTTTAATAGATTCTATCACAGGTTTAAGAATAGATGAGGTTCCTGTAGGGACTTATGGAGCAAAAATTAAAATAAATTTTGATATATCTGGAAGGAATGTTAAAATAGGCGACAAATGGACTATAGCTTGTATTTCTTCTACGGGAGTTGTAGGCAATCCAGTAGCAGATGCTGCAAATTCTGGAACTTATGGTATTGTGGAATCTATCGGTACATATACAGGAAAATTCGATACAGTTTACACTGTAACAATAACTGATTTTTGGGGATATAGTCAAAACTATAATAATGCAATATTGCAAATATGCCTTCTTACGGCTACTGATTATTGGTTAGATTATTGGGGATCTTATTTTGGAATTCCTAGAATTTTACTTTTTGCTGGGTATGAAAGTGACGATGTTTATCGAGCTAGAATAATGAAAGAAATAACATTGCCTAGAACTACAAAGGCTGTTTTATTACAACTATCAAAAGATTATTTAGAATCAGATAAAACAACCATTACTGAATATGAATATCCTGCGGCACCAGGTTGGGATGCTCAAAATTCAAATGGATTAATGCCGTATGAGTTTTATGTTAATATGCCTTATCAAGATCGTCCAAGTAGTTTGTTTGTAAAAGCTGGAACTACTAATTTTTTAATTGCGGGAAGTAAATGTTATTCTTTTGATGTTGCCACATCTGTTTTTACCCCGTTAAATTCAGTTGGATTAGGTTCTATTTTTCCAGCAGTACCAGAAACAGGTGATGCTTTTTTAGTCGGGAATACCTGTCAATTTAGCGGTATTAAATCAATTTTATCAGTAAAGGGAACTGCTGGAGGCGATTTCATTTTTGAATATTGGAACGGAACAACATGGATTGCATTTACTCCCAATGATCTAACTTCAGCTTTTTCTTTAGATGGTTCAATACATTGGTCAATTTATAATAATTGGGATGACTGGGTTTTAGACGATGATAAAACGGATAATATTCCAAATTCAGGGACTAACTTGTACTGGATAAGAATTAGGATTGTTACACCACCCGCACCTTATACTAATTTACCAGTAGCAACCAGTACAAGCATAATTTATGCAGGAGCAACTTGCAGAGGTCATTATTGCGGATCCTGGTCAACATACGATCCTACTAAAAGAGATATTATTGATTCATTGCCGATTTATGAAAATAACTGTTACGTTTATGATACCAGTGTGTTTGCTAATCAAGGACAGTATTCAGGACTTCAACAAATTATAGATCGAAATAAAGCTGCAGGAACTATCTGTATAATTAATGTCTAAAAAAAAGGAGGAACTAAAATGTGGAAGGGTAAATGGAAGGAATCAGAAAAAGAAGTTTTTAAAGAACCAGAAAGAGGTAAATTTGTGTTTAAAAAACCAGAACTAAAAATAGAAATTGCTAAGGAATCAGAAATTGCTAAGGAAATAGTTGAATTAAAAGAAGATAAAGTAGAGAAAATAGAGAAAAAAGTAATTAAACCTATTTTTACTAACATAAATACTCTTCATATCGAGGATAACCCTACGAAGTCTATGATATTTGTTTTAGAAGATGAAAAGCATATTAACTCAGTTAAAACATATCATTGTGGAGGGGTCAATCCAGTTGGTACTTTAGAATTAGTAGATTTAAAGGGAACATCTTATGGAATATGGGATGCTGTAATTGTTGATAAACTTTTTTGGGAATGCTATCCAAACATTGATTTACAAGCAGGAAGTTATAAAGTTATAGATTCAAATCCAACAACCTGGTCATGGAATGGTCTATCTTTAGGTGTAGGATTTACAGAAATTAAGTAATTTTAATAGGAGGTATTATGGCGCTTGATGTTGCGAATTGGACAGACAAACAATTAGTCGAGCTTTTAGACTTAAATAAATCTGCTGATCATTCAAATGTTGCTAATTTTATTGGTGAAAATTGGCTTTGTTTGAGTCCTCTTAATCAAGGACGAATAATGGATGATTCTACCCAAACTACACTAAGGGTAACAGGGGCGGCAAAAACCGTTAGTTTAAGTGCGGGTGTTCTTCAGTTTGCACAAAAGGTAGTGCAGGTAGATGCTGCAGAAACTATTAGTATTTTTACTGGTGGTTCTGGAACATGGCCTCTTAGTGGAACGGGATTAGAAGCATCTCCAGTAGCAGGAAACACTCGTTGGGTATCAATTTGTATAAAGCAGACTGATTTACCAAAAGAAGCGGGGAGTCGCTGGTTTGTAGATGATACAGTGAGTCCAAATACTTATGCAACTGCATCTGTAAATACTTTGCTAAATAAAGCTTATTTTGATATAGTAATAGCATATTCAGCACTTAATGCACTTAATGCTCCCAATGCTCCAGCTGGTTATTGGGCTATTGCAGAAATTCAGTATAATGGAACTACAGGACTTCTAACTATTATAGATACAACAGGAACTTCATCTGCAGCAGTTCCTAATTGGACTTCAACGACAAGAGTCCAAAGGTTAGAATTTTGGTCAACATTGTTTGGAACAGATCATCATTTAACTGGAGTTAACGCCGGTCATCATAAAGAAGGTTTATGGCAAATAGGGGCAACCCCTATATCAACAACAGGTGCAGAAATTAATCAGGCATTAGATGGCATAGATAGCCATGTTACTGCTGCTAATTTAAATACATTAACTCATGGACCGACTTCTAATGCAGAAACTTTGCATTGTCATGGGTCTGTAGGAACTTTTGGATCTTCTTCAGTAGATAGCTATGCACTTATAAACGGTTTTTCTGATACAGGTTTAGAAGTTACAATAAGTTTATCATCACCAAGATCTGTTTTGCTCATGTGCTCAGCTCAACCTTCAGATACTGTAGGGTATGCACATCGTATGAAATTTACGGGTGGGGGCATAGAAAGAGAATGGCGTTTCGGAGGTTTGGCAGTGGGGGGAGGTGCAGGTAACTGGTCTACGTGTAATACAGTTCAAGAGGTTGTGTCTTTAGCCGCAGGTTTACATACAATAAAAGTTCAGGCTACACGTTATGCTTTGTATCCTATAACATGGTCATGGGCTAATCTAACTGTTATAGCCTTGTGAAAGATAATTTAAGAAGGATGATGTCAAAAACGGTCGGCAATCTGAAAAATAACATAGTTAAACCTATATAGAATGATAAATAACCTATATAGAACAGCATTAAATGATGTGTTTTTTGCTATGTATAATAAATTATATGTTTTTTAAGCAAATAGGTTTAAACTCATCCTGGAGCTTATTTTAGAATTCTAGTTTAAATTTAAAAAATTTTATTTAATACTGGCATGAAACTAACTAAAAACAATTTACTTCTGAGTTTGGCAGTAATTGGTCTGGTGTTTGTAGCTTTGTTCTTTCTAAAAGATTGTAGCAACGTTAGTAAATTTGAGAAAGAAGTTCAAGAACTTAGATCTATTAATATAAAATTAAAAGAAGATGCAAAAAAACAGGAATCTGATTTTAAGTTTAATCTCGATATTTTGAGTAAAAAATCGGTAGAAGTCAGTAAAAAATTAGATTTACTTAAACGTAAAAATGATGAGTTGGTGAAAGTTAACAAAGAACTTTCTGGGAAAAGTTTAGAGTTGGAGAAAAACTATGCAAAATTGGAAGAAGAACTTGCCAAGATTAAAGTTCCTGTTAGTCTTGTTGATCGTGCCAATTTGTTTCGTAAGTTTGGTTACTAAGTCGTTTAGTGCTGATGTTCTTGAAAAAGACAAGGTAGCTCCCTATGATGGAATAATTTTTGATTATGAAAAAAGTGAGCTACTTTTGTTTAATACACAAAAGTTGGCAGTTATTGAAGAACAATGCTCTAATCTTACAGATCAGGTTTCTGTTTTAAAGCAATCTAGTACGAATCTAATTTCTCAAAATGAAAATCTTAATCGGCAGTTAGAACTAACTAATCAGCTTCTTGAAATAGAAAAATCTCGTAGTAAACTTGAAAGAGAACGAGCTGAGTTTTTTAAAGAGCAGAATTTGGTAAAGGATAAAATTTTAGACCAAACAAATCAACTAAATGAAAAGTTAATAATTGAAGCTAAGAAAAAGTCTTGGTGGAAGTCAATGGCAATTGCTGAGTTATTTGTTGTGATAGGTGTTGTAATTGGATTAGCTCTTTAGTTTTTTTATTTAATAGGATAGAGGATGATGATGAATATGACTATTTCTAAGGCATGTTCTGTGCCGAAAAAAGAGTTACAAGATTTAGCTTTATCAGCTTTTTTAATAATCAGTGGAAATCCTCTCCTTGAATCTCCTTCTAAAATCAATGGTAAAAAGTTAGTTTTTGTTTTTGAATCAACTTCTAAACTTGAGATTGACATTCTTTCATTCTACAATCGAACAGCTAAAGTAGATCCTCTTACATTTTCAGAAACGTTTAGAAATCTTAAAGCATTGACTTTTTAGGTGAAACTTGTTACATTTTCATATTGACAATCTTTATACTAGAGTAGATAAAAAATTAGCTACAAAAGAAGAGCTAGAACAGATTCACAAAATTCTATCTGTTCGTGTCCCAGGTTATTTCTATAGTCCTCATTTTAGACGAGGATTGTGGGATGGTTATAGAAGATTTTTTAATTTATTAACAAGTACATTTTATACAGGATTAATTGGGTATGTAACATCTAAAATTGAATTTCCTTACGAAATCATAGATGATCGTGTTTTAGTTGAGCATAAAAATAATATACTCTCTTTAAATGGAATTGAATTAAGAGATTATCAGATTAAAATGATTAACGAAGCGGTATCTACAAAAAGAGGAATAATTTCTGCTCCACCAAATGCTGGAAAAACAGAAGTAGCTTGTGGTATTATACAAGTACTAGGTTTACCTACTAATTTTTTTACTCATAGAATTACACTTATGAAGCAAACTAAAGCTAGAATGGAACAGCGTTTAGGTGTTAAAATTGGTATGATCGGTGCCGGTATAAAAGAAATAGAAGATATTAATGTTTTATCTGTTCCGTCAATAGCTAAAAATCTTAATGATTCAGAAATTAAAGAAATGCTTAGTAGGTCTAAAGTTGTAATATCGGATGAGTGTTTGCCATATAATAGTCAAGTATTAGTTGATATCGATAAAACTGTAGAAATTGGTAATATTGTTGAAAATTCAATTAATAATTTATTTAAAGTTGAATATGTAATTAGTTATAATTTAGAACTTAAAAAATATGAAAAAAAGAAAATTGTAAGATATATAAAAATTTTAGGTAGTAATCCTTGGTATAAAATTTTTTTTAATAAAAATAATAAAGAAGTTTCTTTTAAATGTACTGGAAATCATAAAATTTATGTTAAAAATCGAGGTTATATTAAAACTAAAGACTTATGTGTTGGTGATGAAATAATTTTTAATGAATCTAATTCTAAAAAGATTTTTTTATGTAAGTTTTGTGGAAAAGAATTTTTAACAGGATCTAGTTTGGGAGGTCATCATTCTCAACATAATTTTAATAAGAATTATTTTTTACTGGGAAAATGGTTAAAAGAGCATGGTTATCCTATACAAGATCCTAAAATTAAAAAACGTATTTTTTGTAAGAGAAGTAAAAATGCTAAATATAGAAAATATTTAAGTGATAGAATGAAAATTAGTAATCCATCTTTTGATCGATTAACTGTTGAAAAATCTAGAAATTCTAATAGATTGTTTTACGAAAATAATCCTGATAAACTTCTAGAACGAAAGAAGAATTTTATTAGTGCACATAGAAAAAGAAAATTTCCAACTAGACCAGAAGCTATTATAAAAAATTTAAAAATTGAAAAATTAAAATATACTGGAGATGGAGTATATTGGATTGAGTTTAAAATAGGATCTTATAGTTTTCGGCCTAAACAAAGACATAAATGTCCAGATTTTATAGTCGAAGGACAAAAAAAAGTTATAGAAATAGGGAATACTTCATATTGGTATTCAAAAGAAAAAATTGAAAGTTTGATTGAAGCTTATAGAACGAATGGGTATCAATGTTTATTTATCGGTGATGATGAACTTAGTGATATTGAAAATATTAAAGAAAAAATTTTTGCTTTTATGTTTAATCATACATATAAAGTTACAAAAATAAAGGAAAGAGCAAATAATAGAATACCAAAGTATATTTATAATCTTGAAGTTGAAGATAATCATAATTTTTTTGCAGATAATATATTAGTATCTAATTGCCACCATATTTCGAGTAAAACTTTTGAATCCTGTTTAAAGGCCTGTAATACATCATATTATAGATACGGATTGTCGGCTACAGCTTTACGTAAGGATGAAATTTCTAATCTAATAGTTAGAGGATTAACAGGAGATGAGATTGTTTCTGTAACTAATAGAGAGTTGATTGATGCAGGAATTTCTGCTTCACCTACTGCATATTTACACTATGTTAGTGAACCAAAAATTCCGGGACATTATACGTTTGATCAGGCGTACGAAAAGGGAATACTAAATAATCTAGAAAGAAATAGATTTATTGTTATGTCAGCTAAAAGATTTGTGGAGCAAGGAAAGTCTGTTTTTATATTAGTATGGCGTATTGCTCATGGAGAAGTAATTTTAAAAATGGTAGAAGATATAGGATTAGAAGTTGAGTTTATAAGTGGTGGGAGAGATAATGTCCAGGATGCTCTGGATAAGTTTAAGAAAAAGAAATTAAGATGTTTAATATCTTCAACCATTAGTGACGAAGGGTTGGATGTTCCTGCTATGGATGTATTAATTATGGGAGTTGGTTTTAAAGCACCGTTAAAAACTATTCAGAGAGTAGGAAGAGCATTAAGAAAAAAATCAGGCGAAAATGTAGTAACTATTGTAGATTTTGTTGATGCTCATAATAAAAAATATCTTTATAAGCATAGTGAAGATAGAGTGAAAGAGTATCTAAATATGGGAATGGAAATTTTTGAAGTTGATGAAACTTGGGAAAGGATTATTACTGTTTGAAACGAATTTCTAAAAATTTGTTGCTAATTTATGGTAGACAGTCTAAAAATTTTGGTTTATCTAAAGATGTAGACGCTGCTGTTTCTTCTTTTTTACAGCAGCTTTCAGGTTTTAAACGTAGAAAAAAGAGACAGTGGGTTATTGCTTTGCCAGTTTTACTTAAGGGTAAGACTAAACAAGTGTTTATACAATTAACAACTGCATTGGAAGATTTTAGGTGCGGTTTAGGTATGACTGTGACTATGTTTTATAGATTAGCGTCTGAATTTATATTAACACCTAGTGGTAGAAAGTATTATCCTATGAAGGAATTATTTTGTGAAGATAGTGTGGCATTAGAAGAATTTATAGGTAGACTTAATGATACGCTACCGTGGTTGGCTGATTTAGTTAGTATTGATTTTTCTTCTGAGAGTGTAGATAATAAAATAGTTATGAATTTTGAACGTGAATTAGCAAAAAGAAAGATAAGTACAGACTTTGTTACTTTTGAGTCTAAAGATTGGTTTTGTGTGTATGCAATAAAAATGATGGCCGATAAAAAGTGTTGGTCTGAAAAAGAATTACTGGATAGGGTAGCTAAGTTTTATAAAAGGAGAATGAAAAAAGTAACTCCAGAAATGGTTTTAGGTGATTTGTCTCATGGTGAATTAGATAGAGTGGATTTAACTCAAAAGAATTTACCTAAAAAAATAAGTACTGTAGAAGCTATTACACAGGAAGATTGGTATCCAGAATGGCTGGAGAATTTAAAACTTAATAGTCGAGAAAGGGCATCTGTTTGATAGATGAAAAAATTTAGACACGCATCTTACTTTTATTATATTCCGATAGCCTATCAGCATTGCATGCTAGATAATTTTGAATTACTGGGTAAATATGAAAAGAAACTTCAGAATTTTCTTAATGAAACATCTTCTAAGCAGGGTTTATACTTATTTGGCGGTTTTGGTGTGGGTAAAACGCATCTTCTTGTTTCACTGTATCGTATTATAATGGCTAAAATCGAGGATAGTGACAGCGAATTAAATATTAATGATATTTTTTATACCTCATTTGAAAAAATTCTTAAGGAGTTGAAACAGATAAAAAAAGAGGAAGAATGTCAGGCATATTTAGATTATGTTTGTAATGTTAGGTGGTTATTTTTAGATGATATTTCTGCAGTACTGCTAAAAGATGTGTCGGCAGATACTTTGAGAACAATTATTAACAGTAGATTTGAGCAAAAGCTTCCAACTTGTTTTACTGCAAATGTTGATATTGTAGGATTAGTTTCTGTTGGTCTTCATTCACACGCAATTAGTAGAATTCAAGGGATGTGTGAGCTGATTCATGTTACGGGTGAAGATAGAAGAGTGATTAATAGTTGAAAAGAAAAAGGAAGGTGTAACTTTTGGTAGAAACCTACGTATTTGATGAAGAGTTTGAATTAAAACTACTAGCATTTCTTGTTCGAGATAAAAGCTTTTACTTTAATTATAATGCTGTAGTAAAACTTCAATATTTTGAAAATCAGATGTATAGAGATATTTATTCTATAATTTCAGAGTATTACAAAAATTACGGCATTTCAATTACTAAGGATGTTTTAAAAACAGAAATTTTACGCACTTTAGATAAGTTAAAAAGTGAAGAGGTATATCAAGAAAGATGTTCTAGTTATGACGAGTTGCTAGAGTTGCTGTTTCTATGTGAACTACCACCTGAATCCTATACTGCAGATGTTATTGTTAACCACGCTAAACGTCAGGAATTAAAAATACTGTTATTAGATATAGGTAAAAAGATAGGATCAGGATCTGTTGTAGATATAAAGAATCTTACTATGTCTTTATCCGAGGTAGATTCTCTTGGATCTTCTATGAGTTTGGGTTATGATTATTTTTCTGATGTGGTATCTAGGGTGTATTCCAGGGATGAAAAGGCAGATAATGTAGTTAGTACTGGATTTAAAAAATTAAACAGGTATCTTGGTGGCGGTTTATCTGGTGGAGAGTTGGGGTTAGTTGTGGGGCCTCCTAGTCGTGGTAAAACTGCTACACTTGTAAACATTTCTGTGGGCGCACTTTTGGGAAAAAGTAATGTGATATACTTTGTTCTGGAGGGTGGTGTAAATGATATAGCTATTAGGTTTGATATGAGGTTATCACGCTTAACTAAAGATGAGATTGTTTCTAAAGCATCACAGGTATGCGATAATGTTACCTATTTTTCTAAACTGTTTAAATCAAGGTTAATTATTCAAATGTTTCCTACAGAGAGTGCATCTGTTAAAGAGATAGATGATTTTTTAACTCATAAAGAGCTTTCAGATGGATTTATTCCGAATTTAATTGTAATCGATTATCTTAATCTTTGTAAAAGAAGTAATGCTAGAGAAGATATTTGGATAGGAAGAAATTATAGAGAGGGCAAGGCATTGGCTGTTAGAAGAAATAAGCCTGTGTGGTCTGCAGTGCAGGCAAAAATGGGTGCCTTAAAAAATGATGTGGTTACTGGTAAAGATATTGCTGAAGCTACAGGAAGAATTTGGGCAGATGCAGATGTTATTTTAGGACTATGTCAATCCGAAAGAGAGGAGCGTGAGGACATTCCTCAAATGCGATTTTATTTAGGTAAAAATCGTAACAGGGCGGCAAAAAAAGTTATACCAGTAATGTTTAATAATCATGTTATGCTGATTGAAGAACAAGTCCTATGAAAATTTTTTGTGGGCAGTTTAGGGTGTAACTTTTGGATAGTTTTAAGCGTTATGATCTTCTTTGTAGTATTTTTGGCGAAAAATATCCAGTTAGAAGCGGTCAATTTAAGATAGATTGTTTTAATCCAGAATGTGATGATACTACTGGAAATTTAGAAGTATCTTTAGATTTAGGTGTGTTTCATTGCTGGAAGTGCGATTATAAAGGATCATTAAAACGTCTTTTAAAAGATTTTTTGGGTTGGAGTCCAAATGAGGATGAGTATGTTTCAGCAGATAATTTAAAAAAATTTGATTTAGAATCTGAATTTAAGCGCAGCGGAGTAAAAAATCTTTTAGGATTTCCAAAAGAGTACATGTATTTGGCAGATGATGGTTTAAGTGCGGTGGGTAAAAAAGCGTTAAATTATGTGCTTTCTCGTATATCACTGGAAGACATTAAAACTTATAAAATTGGATATTGTGGTTTAGGAGTTTATAAGTGGCGTATTATTGTTCCTTTTTTTGTCGGGTCAAAAATAGTTTATTTTATTGCAAGGTCTTTTTTTAATGAGATTCCTAAGTATAAAAATCCTACTAGATCAGAGGTTTTAGTGGGAAAAGAAGAAGTAGTTTTTAATATAGACGGCGCTCATAAAGAAGGAGTTGCTGTTATTTGTGAGGGGGTGTTTGATGCTATAAAAGTAGGTTGCTCTGGAGTTGCCATATTGGGAACTTCGTTATCAGATATTCAGGCTTCATTATTGCTCGGCAGTGTTAAAAAGATTTATGTAATGTTAGACGCAGATGCCTTAAACAAGGCAGTTAAGGTTGCTAAAAAGTTACTTTTTTTATCTCCTACACTTTTTGTTTCTCTTGTTAAGTTACCTCATGATGATCCTGCCAGTTTTTCTACTCCTGATTTAGAAAAGTTCATTTTGAATTCAAAAAGATTTGATTTTTTGGAAGAGTTAGGCTGTAGGTTTTAACAAAAATCATAACCTTTTTTATCTGTGAAAAACAGCCTAAAAAATAAAAAATAGCCTAAAAATTTCGAGTTTATTATAGAAATGTCTATATTTCTATATTATTTTTGTAACTATTTGATTTTATTGATGTATTTTTAGGTAAAAAACACGTTTTTAGCAATAATTTGCTTGACATTCTATGTCTTATACTATATAATTCATTTAGTTCATTGATAATTGAATAGGCGGTTGGTGAAAGGAAGAAAATCCCTTTTCCCTTAAAGCCTTAAGCTTCTTCCTCCTAATGCTCAGAAGAGTTCAATGGGAGGTTAGCATAAGTCCAAATAAAAGTCCTAATGCCGAAAGGTAAGCAAGATACGGATTTTAATTTGGTTGCTGGACAAATTGGGAAGTGGCATTTTTTTTAAGAGGGTAGTATCACTGAGTAACCAAACGTTCTATGGATATCCCAAGATAAAAAGAGTTCAGATGAAGTTATTCTTTATGATAAGGGATGGGTGGTAGCGGCACTCAGAAAAAACGCAGGTTTTAAATAACCGAACTCCAGTAGCAAGGTTAAGTCATTGGATTAAAGATGCTAATGCTAAGCACGGCTCGAAGAAATTTGAGAGTGTGACCCTTATGCCTAACGGTTCGATGGGGATAGCTTTTGGAGGACAGAGACTTTTTGAAAATATTTTTTCTTTGGCGAAATAAACTAAGCCCTTATGCCTAACGGTTCGATGGGGAGAACCAAAGAAAGAAAAAGATACAAAAACGAGTCCTCACGTAAGAAAGCGCTGGCACAATATAAACTTTAAATGAATGACTTGAAAGGAGTGATGAGTGTTTGAGCTTGGCCCGAATTACCCGAACATGAAAAATGTGGGGCTCATCAGAGAATTGCTACTTGCCGGGATGGAAACGATCAGGCAAAAGCAGCCAGGGCTGAAAAGAGCTGCATGATAAACCTTAAAAAAATAGGTTAAAAATAAGATGATGAGATCATCTTTTTCGTCGATGAACGAAACCCTTGTAAGGTTGACGAACAACCTAATGGGGTTGGAACCAAAACGGAAGCCTCCACGATGGCGGTTCTGGTTAAAACTAATTCCGAAAAAGATTGAAAAGGAGATTATATATGATGAGGAAAGTTATGAAAAAGATGGCTAGAGAAATTGGTGTAAAGGTTGCTGCAAGCATTCACGGTTCTATGGTAATTGGTAAGTATCAAGGGAAAGCTAATGGAAAAAACTTGGTAGAGTATTGTGGAAAGGTTCATAAAGTTTCTCCTCAGCAGTGCCACTTTTCAGCAAATCATGGATAAAGATTTCTGTAAAGGAAGCTGAAAAACTTTTTCTTACAGAAAAGTACGGGGAAGACTATGGAGAAAAAGGAGAATAAAATGTTTCAAGATTCAGCAGATCATGGATATGTTCTTAGCGAAGAAGGTGTAGACGAAGGAATAAACGCAGAATGGATTAGAATAGTTGAATTATCTAAAAAAGAAAAGATTTCTGTAAAGGAAGCTGAAAAACTTTTTCTTACAGAAAAGTACGGGGAAGACTATGGAGAAAAAGGAGAATAAAATGCAACAAAGAAAGGACTCTCAAGAGAAAGAAATGCCCCTATGGGGCAGAATAAAAAAGAAAGGAGACACGATGAATGGAAGAGTTAACTTTTTTAGAAACAGAATTTATTTATAATGACAAAAAACAAGATTTCAAAAATATGGAATGGAATGAAGAAGACGGAAGTTTAAATGAGGAAGAATCTTTCTGGCTTTTAAAAGAAACCGTAAAAAAAGAAGAAAGGAGATCAATGGCATGAATGAGAATGAGACAATATTAATTTCCAGGAAATTTTATGCGGAGAGAGTGAAAGGTGAATTGATTAAATTAGAAAAATACGCATGGGATATTCTTGATGTTAAAACCAGTGGGGAGAGGGAGGATTTAGCTCAAAAAATATTGAGCATAAAAGAGAATATTTCTCAATGGAAAATACGTTGCTAAGGATTAATAGGTAGAAACTTTACAAATAAAAATAAAAGGAGAAAACTATGAAAGTAAAAACTGAACAAGTAAAAAAGAATTTGAGTAAAAATGAATTTTTTGAGGCAGTGACTGGAGTAACCACTTCAGCACCATCAAATGCGAAAGCATCATCAATAATTACTATCAGTCCATCTGAACCGGTAAAAACTTTGGTGGATGAAATTGTAAAGTGGAAAAAGATAGAAAAAGAAGCTAAGGCTGAAAAAGAGTCTCGTGAGATAGTTGTGGTTGACTGGACTCAAAATTTTCAGGATGAAAAAGCTCTAAAAGGTCAATTTCAGAAAAGTTATAAAGTGGCAGGATTTAAAGAAAGCTTAACGTATGTATCTACGGATTATTTTTCTGCAATCAAAGAAGAAAGTATTCCAGATCTTCAAAAGATTTTTGGGGATTCTTTTGGGGAATTTATTCAGAAAAAAGTGACAGTATCTTTAAATGAAGAAGTGATGTCAAATCCAGATCTTCAAAAAGAGTTGATGACGTTTATCCCGGTAAAAAAGTTTAAAGAGTTTTTTACAGCTATTGCTGGTTATTCAACAGTGGATGGCTTTGATCAAAAGATTTTTAGTCTTAAAAAATCTGAAATTGAAAAAGTTAGAGAGCTGGTTAAACAGAAAAGGGCCTCTCTGAGAGGGTAATTTTTTTAAAAAACATTGACAGCTCGACAGAACGGGTATAGGGAGATAAATGGAAAAAAAATTTTTGAAGGGAGGTGAGTTAGGATGAAGGAAAAGAAGTGGTTTTACTGTCCAATCTGTAAACTCTTTCCAGATGAGATTGAAGAAGTTCTGGAGAGAGTAACAGAAACAAGAAGGTGGGATGGAGAGTGTTATGAGTTAGTAGAGACAGAGCGTTATCAAGATAGTCTTTATTTCTGTTCTCACTGTCGAACAGAGTTAGAGGACCTCAGCCCTCTCTCTACTTGCTTTGCCTTGAAATAGGAAAGTTGGCAACCAAATTTTTATGTTTAGATGATATGTTCCATTTGTGATTATGTTCCCAGCTTGGGGGAAAATACAGTGGAGGGGAGAATATGAATAAACTGGAAAATAAACACAGTTATCATACAGAAATTCAGTATGTTTTTCACTGTTATAATTGTGGCAATGTTTGGTTTAAATCTTATTGGCAAGAACATTGGAGAGCGGAATGTCCAATATGCGAAACGGTGGCCGCAATTGAGGAAGAAAAATAAGAAAGGAGATTTATGAAAATTATGAAAACCTGCGATGATTGTAGATTTTGTAAGGTAAATCTTTCCAGGCAAACTTTGAGGTGTTCCCAGAATGCTTGGCTAACTCAAGATAGTAGTGAGCGTATTTTTAAACTGGCTGCTCAGGAGTATCATGGTTATAAATCATGGAAAAACAATGCAGGATTTTCTGAAATCAAATTAATTAAAAGAAAAGTATTTCAGAATGCAGAATCTTGTTTAGACTTTACTAACGATTGGGAAATAAGACAGCTTTAGTTCTAAATCAGGTTATTCAGGATACAGCAGTGATTCTGGATATTCAGGATACAGCAGTGATTCTGGATATTCAGGCTATTCAAATTTTCAGAAGTTTTATGAAAGAGAAAATACTTGGAATAGCAGTAAATACAGAATAACCAGAATCACTGCTATACGAAAGGAGGAAAAGAAGTAGTGATGAAACTTAAATCTGAGCTTGCAATAAGAATTGGTGGTGAAGGTTTGTGTCAACTTTTAAAAACATCTGAAAAAATTAGTTTTGAAAAGATGGATGATGGTTCTACTAAAGTGGGTGGAATCGGCTTTACCAGTACGGTAGATTTTATAGTTCGTACTTTATCCGAACACGCAGATTTTCTTTTAGAAGAATTGCTGGTATTGGCCCCAGCACTGCATTCGTATGCAGAATTTCTTAGAAAAATGCCAATTTATGAGGTAACTGAAGATGAACTAGAGTTATGGATTTCACAAGGGGCGGTAGTTTAATTTAAAGGAAAGGAGAAAATATGAGTCATTTAACAACTTATAATTCACAATTAAACGATATTGATTCTATTCGGGATTTTTGCAGGGAGTTAGGGTTAACGATAATAGAAGGGGGTTCTGTTAGGCATTACTATTCCACGCCTTCTAAGGCTGATTATGTAATTTCTTGGGAAGGAACGCCTTACGACGTAGGTTTACTTAAAAATAAGATTACAGGAAACTATGATTTAGTTTATGATTCTTATGGAGGTCATGTTGAAAGAAAGTTGGGAAAAGATTGTTGTAAACTGAAACAGGGTGCTACTTTTCATAAAATTGCAAAGAAGGCAAAAGGGTATGGATTTTTTATTACGAGAAAAGATACAGAGAAGGGAACTACATTAGTAACACTAAGTAGATGAAAGGAGATGAGGAACTATGGACAAGGCGAGAATAAAAGAAAGCATTATTAAACATGAAAAGTTACAAACTGGATGTAGTGGGATCAAGGTGGTGAACGTAGTAGTAAAAAAAGATGAGATTTTGGCGGATGTAATTATGAATCATGACGACGGGTACGAGAGATTTAATAGGGTTAAATATTCACGAAACATTTTTGAAAACTAAGGAGGATAAGATGAAAAAAATAATACAAAAGCTCGTGTGTTATCAATGCGAACGTTGGTTTCCTAAAATACTAGCAACATATTTTCCATTTGGAATGAGTGATGATGATGATCCATTTAGACCGTTATGTCCGGCATGTTCTGATTTAATTGAAGCGGTCACTGAATAACAAAAAAAAATAAAAATCGAAAGGAGAAAGACTATGAGTAATGAAGGCCAACTAATTGCATTATCGATTATTTTTTTAGGAATATTTGGAATAGCCATGGGAATTATTCAGTGGGTATTTCGAATTAACAAAATAGTTAGTGAATTGGAACAAATTAGAAAAATTTTAGAAGATAACAATCCTTTGAGTCGATTTTCAAAGATTTAATAAAAAGAAACATAATAAAATATCATCTGCAGAAGGAGGTTTACATGAGAGAAAAAGTAACAATAGAAATTATGTCTGATGGAACAGTAAAAGTTGAAGCTATAGGTTTTGTAGGTCAGAAGTGTGTTAAAGATTTGATTTGGTTAGATGATATTTTGGGTAAAGCAAAGTCAAGAATTTTTAAAGATGATTATCGTAAAGTAGAGGGAGTAAAAATTTACGGATAGGAGAAAGTATGGAAATTCAATTAGAAATTTATGGAAATGAAGTTTCAACAGATTGGTGGACTCCTGAAATAAAAGAATTATTTTGTAATCTATGTGAAGAAAAAACTTGTGACCACATATTATGTTCAATTTCAAATCCCTGGTGTGGATAATTCTTGATCAATTTTTTGTTCTAATAAAGGAAGGAGAAAATATGAAATTAGGAGATGAGGTTAAAATTTCTTGGAATGGAAGGCTTGGAAAAATTGTGGCAATCCATGGTTCTGTTTATCCATTTCACTGGATGGTTGAACTCGACTCTAGAAAAAGACTTCTTTTTCGTGGTGATGAATTAGAAGTTTTGGAAGGGGGATCTCATGTGGGAAACTTGTCAACGATTAACGAAATGTAAAACTTGTGGAAGACACATGGTAAAAGGTGAACGAAGATATAAAACTCTGCTTAGACAAGGTAGATAACCTAAAAAGGAGAATGATATGAAAAATGAATCTATGAATTTTGATTTGTATAAGGCTGGTGTTGTAGCTGATTTATCCTTTTCAATCTGGGGTGCCGCAACTCAGTTGAAAGCTGAAGATTTGGGGTTAGAAAACATTCCTAAAGATAAGATTTCTTTAGGTCATAAACGTCTATCAAAGAAGGAAAGATTGGAGTCGATTTGGTCAATTCGTCAAAAAGCGTGTAATGTTTTAATTCAAAATTCGTTTTCGTTTCCATTTGGGTCAGCAAGGTTTGTTCCTTATGCTCGTTTACAGGATACTGTGGAGAAAATAAGACTTTTTGAGGAGGATTTTTATTTTGAGGTAAGAAAATTTCTTGAGGGTTATGAACAGGATAGAAGTCAAATGCTTGATGAGTATGAAGGTATGTTTGAAGAAATTCTTTCCAAGAAGTATTCTGGGGAGATATTACAGCGTAAGAAGGAGATTGTTCTTTCTAAATTAAGGGATAAGTTTCCGCTAAAGGAAGATTTGGGGAAAAAGTTTAAGTTTGAATTAGATTTATTTGAAGTAACGTCTCCTGAATTTTCTAAACTTGGGACTGATGCTGCTTTAGGCAAAGCAGAAATGGAGAATCTTTATCGGGAGAAAGTAAGTCAGAAGTTAGATTTATTTTTAGAAGAAGTTGTTTCTCGATTAAAGTACATGGTTTTAAAGTCAGTTAAGAACATGAAAGAAAGAACAGAAAAAGATTGTCTTAGTATGAAAACCATAAATTCATTTAAAAAGTTTGCTGAGTCTTTTAAGTCAATGGATTTTGTGGATACTGAGATAATTCAACATATAAGTCAGCTTGAAGAAAAGTTGGATAGTGTTAGTAAGAGTGACTTGTCTAATGAATCGTTTAAAGATGCTTTAAACTTAGAAATAAAGAGTCTTGAGGAATCAGTTATGTCAGTGGATATGGATAAAGTTCTGGGAAGGTTTAAGCGAAATTTAAGAGTAACTCAGAACTGAACACTTTAAGCTTTTTGAAAGGAGAAAAATATGTTATTCATGAGATCACCTAAAGCAAAAGACTATGAAATCTGTAAAAGAAAAACGAAGTGTGAACAGTGCGGTTCTGTTATGCGAAAGGGAGACAAAAGATCTCGTACTTATGAAAGAAGAGGGAGGTGGATTAAATACGTATATAAATGTAATGTATGTGATCCAGAACGGCGACCTGTTGAGGGAAAAGAGAAGTTCCTGAAGCAGCTCATCGAAGTGGAAACACGGATTCGCGAGGAAGTAAAGTCATGGACAGTTATTGAACCGTCAGCAGTTCGTTTTGGAAGGATGTTAAGACCGATCTTAATTAAGAAAGGAGATTGATATGATCGAAGAAAGTGGGCAACAAAAATTTGAAAAGAATTTTGATTATATGTATAAAGCGTGCATTTCTGTTATTTGGGTCAGAACTTATGAAGAAGCACGAGCTCTAAAAATCATAAATAAGATTGTGAAGACGAGTAAAGGCTCTCTTCAGTATTGGGATTTCAATGGCGAAATTATTCAGTATATTGATTCCGAAGACCAGCCTGCTTCTCCGATAAAGAAAACTGCAGATGATCCTTCAAAGTTATTTAGTATATTTGCTAGTTCTTCCTATCGTGAAACTACTGTATTATGTGTGCTGGATTTTAATTACCATATGGAAAATCCAGCTGTTATTAGAGGATTAAAAAATTCTCTTGACATTCTTAAAAACGTGGGTAAGATTGTTGTATTTATTTCTCCTGACCTTAAAATTCCTATAGAGTTAGAAAAAGTTATCAGCGTTATTGACTTACCTTTTCCTGAAAGAGCGGAATTAAGAGAGTGTCTAGATTTTATTATAAGCTCTTCTAGGGACACAGAATCACTAATTTCAAATGATGTAAAGGAAAAAGTTATTGATGCAGCTTTAGGGTTAACATACCAGGAGTCAGAGGATGCATTTTCGTTGGCAATTATTAAAAATTTTAATCTAGATGGTGATTCCATTAAGACGGTTTTAGATCAGAAATGTCAGATTTTAAAGAAGGATGGTATTTTGGAGTATATTGATACGAAGGATAAATTGGAGGATATTGGCGGGTTAGATTCTTTAAAAGAATGGCTGATTCAAAGAGAATCAATTTTTAGTGGGCCTGCTCGCCAATTTGGTCTGCCGTCTCCAAAGGGAATTCTTTTAGTTGGTATTAGCGGCTGTGGGAAATCTGCAATTGCAAAAGCCTGTGCTTCTAATTGGCAGATTGGTCTTTATAGATTGGATGTCGGCAAAGTTTTTACAAAACTTATGGGCGAGTCAGAGGGTAAAGCGAGAAAGGTTACAGAAATTGCTGATGTAGTTGCCCCTTGTATTTTGTGGATCGATGAAATAGAGAAGGGAATGGCTGGTGCGAATTCATCTGGAGAATTAGACTCTGGTGTTACCTCAAGGGTTATGGGGACGCTTCTTACTTGGATGCAAGAAAAAACGAGTCAAGTATTTATTGTGGCTACAGCTAATGATGTATCCAAGTTACCTCCAGAGTTACTAAGAAAAGGAAGATTTGATGAAATATTTTTTGTGGATCTTCCAAACGAGGCAGAGAGATTAGCTATTGCAAAAATTCATGTATGTAAACGTCCTTATGAAGAGGATGGGAAGTTAATTCAAAGAAATTTAAAGCCAGATGAATTTAAAAACATTGCTATTGAATCTGCTAATTATACTGGTGCAGAGATTGAACAGGCAATTGTGCAAGGTCTTACGGTTTGTTTTTCTGAGGGTAGTAGAAAATTAACAGGTGATGATGTTGTTAAGGCGCTAAAACAAACAGTGCCTTTGTCGGAAACGATGAAAGATAAAATTGAATCTTTAAGAAGTGAATGGGGTGAGGGTAAAAAAGCCCGATTGGCTTCTGGAAAGGCAACGACAAAGTCGGGGAAGGATCCAGTTTATTTAAGGAGATTGGCGGCAAGTGAAAAGTAGAAAGTTTGATTCTAAGAAGGAGATTGAGGTATCAGGTAGATTTAAACGAAATTTAAGGTTGAAAATACCGAAAACTTAGGAGGATAAAATTATGATATTCTACCCACCAAAACCAACCCTTATTTCAATTGATCAGCCTTTATTTAGTCAACTGAACGATGATCTAAATGTTATTGCTGAGTTGAAATATAATGGAAACAATTTAGTTCTTCATAGATTTGAGGATGGTAGATTTGAATTTTGGAATCGTTATGGATTAAAGTTTAACTATGAACCTTCGAAAGAAGTTTTAAGTGACCTTCAAAACATGAGTTGGGCTGGTTATTGTGTAGTTAATGGAGAGCTTAGACACAATAAAGTTAAAGGAATTAGACATCATATAGTATTGTGGGACATGTTTATATCTAATGGAGTGAGTTTAAAGTCACTTCAGTTTAGAGAAAGGAGGGCAGAATTAGAAAAACTTTTTGGTAGTAAACAAGAAAGTGTTACACCAACAGAATTTTATTTATCTGACTTTAAGAAAGTTTTTGATGAATATACGAAATTACCAGAAATAGAGGGTTTAGTTATGAAAAAATTGGATGCAAAACTGGAACTGGGTTATACATCTAGTCCGACAGTAAAATATATGTTTAAAGTTAGAAAATCAAACGGAAGTTACAAATTTTGAAAGGAGTGAATATGAGATATATTGAAATTGTTAAAGAATGGAATGAGATAGCTGATGGATATAATCAGTGGGATGTTCTTGGAGAAGATGAAAAGGTTGAGTTCGCATTTAGACTTGGATTTAGACGTGGAATTTCTGGGGCTAACTTTATTGAAAAAGAATGGCTCTACAGAAAGGAGGAAGAAAAATGAGTGGAGGATATTTTGATTATCAAGAATATAGAATAAATGATATCGCAGAATCAATTAGATTAGAATATATTAAAGGTCAAAGATCTTCATATTCAGAGGGTGAGTTTAAGAAAAAACTTCCAAAGGAAATTTTGGCAGAAATGTTTGATCTTTATCAGTCATTAGAATTGTCATATAAAAGAATCCATGATTTAGATTATTTTTTAAGTGGTGATCATAGTGAAGATACGTATTTAAAGCACATATTATGTATAGGTAAGAATCTGTGTTTATATACACTTGATGATTTGGAATGGTGAAAAAATGAAAAAAAGGAAAAAAGACGTGGAAGAAGATTGGGAAGTTTGCCCGGCTTGTCAAACAAATTTATTTGTTATTTATGACGGAAAACGTTATTCTAGATTAATTGGTATAGAAGATCCTCTTTTATATGATGGGGTTTCCTTTTGGCAATGTCCAGATTGTGGTTTAAGGTGGAATAGATGGACGAAGAAGGAAGTGATCTATGAAAATGAAAACTATGTTCTATACTACCAGCCAAAAAAATAACTATGAAAAATGAAAGGAGAATGAAATGAAAGTAGGTGGAAATTACGGACCAGTTATTTCAGCGTGGGCATTTAGTTCAAGTGCCGGAACAACAGTTTATGAAACGCAACTTCATGCAGATGGTTTATTAACTTGCAACTGTCCGGGATGGATTATGCATAGCAATAGAATCTGTAAACATACAAAAGGAGTGAGTGATTTAGCAAGCAGTATTTTTCAGAAACATTCGGATCCTGTTTGGCAGCAAAAGGATAGTGTAGTTTTGAAAAATCCAAAATATGGTACTACTAATTTTGGCAAAAAAAGGTTGTTTAGGATGGTAGAAGTGGGGTAGATGCTTTGGAGAGGTTCCCGAGCGGCCAAAGGGGAATATAAATCTGTTGGCGATGCCTTTGGAGGTTCGAATCCTCCCCTCTCAATCTTATTAAGGAGGTTTAACATGAAACAAGAAATTCAACAAATAGTAAATAAGTTACAATCTTGCAAGGATGCTTATTATAATCTAGGTAAATCTGTTATAAGCGATGATGAATTTGATCATCTTGAGGATGAGTTGAGAGGATTAGATCCTGATAATGATTATTTTACGATAGTTGGTACTGGAAATATAAAGGAAAAAGTAAAGCATGCAATACCAATGCTATCTTTACAAAAGGGTAAAACAGTTGATGATATTTTAGTCTGGATAAAGAAAATAGAGATTCAGAATGAAGATTTTATCGTTCAATCTAAGGTTGATGGTTTATCGTGCTCTGTGGTTTATGAAAAAGGTAAGTTGGTAATGATAAAAACAAGAGGTGACGGAAATGTAGGGCAAAATATTACTCACATTTCAAAATTTACTAATATTCCAAATAAAATTAATCTAAATAAAATTAATAGAGTGGTTCCTATCGAAGTTCGGGGAGAGTTGTATCTTCCTAAAAATACATTGTTATCAAATCCAGAAAATAAGCCGTTAAGAAATCTTGCAGTTGGGCTCATTAATAGAAAAGATAATGGATTAGAAGATTTACGTTATCTACATTTTGTAGCTTATCAGACAGAATTTAATTTGAGATATTTGACGAGTGTAGAATCTTATAAAATGAAATGGCTTATAGAAAATAATTTTGAGACTGTTTGGTGGAAGTTATTTAGCTTAGAAAGTCTGAAGCAAAACTATAGAATGTTAAGACCTATTGAAAAGCCAATTAATTCTGATTTTATAACTGCATTATATAATTTGTATCTTAATGAATTAAGGGATAGTTGGAACTATGAATCTGATGGTTTAGTTTTTACTGTAAATAATAATAAGTTTTGGGGAGAGATTGATTCTAAGTATGAAGTTTCTCATCATCATCACTATAATATGGCTTTAAAACCACCTTCGCAAGGTAAAGAAACTGTTTTAGAGGGAATTGAATGGAATGTTTCAAGGCAGGGTAAAGTCATTCCTGTAGCTTTAGTTAAAACAGTTGTTTTAGGTGGTTCAAATGTTTCCAGATGTACTTTAAATAATTATGAAAACGTTTTGAAATTAAGACTTAATGTAGGGGATAAAATTTTTATAGAAAGAGCAGGTGATGTTATTCCATTTTTTAAAAATAATCTTTCTATGGATAGTAATAGAAAATCGAATCTTATACCTGAATGTTGCTCGTCTTGTGGTGGTAAACTATTAGAATCAGGGGTTCATTTGGTATGTTTAAATGACGAGTGTGAAGAACAACAGATTCTTAAAATAGTTCATTGGGTTAAGTGCTGTGAAATGGAACAGTTTTCAGAAGCATCGGTTCGCGCCCTATTTAAGGTTGGATTACTTAGAGATATAGTTAGCCTTTATTCACTTAAGGCAAAGGATTTTGAAAGCGTTGAAGGATTTGGGTCTAAAAAAATAGAAAATGCTTTAAATCAAATTGATTCTACTAGATATATGTCTATAGGACAGTTTGTAGATAGATTAGGTATTGACCTCGTTGGCGAAAAGGCAATGAAAAAATTAGGGATAACCACAGTGGAACAATTGTTGAATTTTAATGATTCTACATTTGTTATTGGCAGAAATTTAATGGAGTATCTTTCTGAAAATAAATCCTATGTAAAAAAACTTTTACAGATAGTGAAAATTCAAAAACCACAGGAGGTTAAAATGGGAGCTAGAAATGTATGCATGACAGGAAAGGGACCTAAAACAAGAAACGAATTGATAGTTGAAATTCAGAAAAAAGGAGATACATTTGTAGATCATGTTGGTAAAGAAACAAATATTTTAGTGTGTGAAGATCCTAATTCTAATTCTTCTAAGTTACAAAAAGCACAGAAATTTGGTGTAAAATTAATGAGTTATTCTGATTATTTTGGAAGTTGAGCATTACATTTGAATCTGGTATGATCTACCAAAGAAAGGAGAAAAAAGAAATGATTAGAGATTTAGAGTCTTGGGAGATTCGGTTAGCTGAAGAATTACCTGTGAAGGAAGAAGTTGATTATTTTGCACATCTTGTTTCCTTAGATGTACCTCGTCCCACTGATTGGTTGAAATATGGAGTAGTGTGTATGCACGATGATGGTTATTTTTGTGAGCATAGAAGAGATTTCCTTGGAAAGTTTATAGCTGAGGAGTTGGCCATAAGGACTACGGAGGTTATCAAGGAGGTGGATGCTGCCTGGAGCGAAGTATCGTCTAATATAGAAAAGCATTTTTTTAAGGATTTCCAGTATGGCAGACTGGTAAATGTGAAGAAACGGTTTGGACGTTCTTTCGCAGTAGAATAGAAGCTTTTTTAAAAAATAAAAACCCGAAAGGAGGATAAAGTTAAGATGGTAATGACTGGAACGATATATCGAGGATCACGAATAGCAGCACAAAATCAGGCAGGAGTAGAAGTTATGTGTCTTGAGTGTCTTAAACCAACTCAACTTGAAGCAGTAGATTATTCTTTTGATGATGGATTTGGTGGCGTTATCGATTGGAAAGTTGAGACTGAGTGTTGTGGTACGAATGATTACAGGAATCAGGGATGTGATGGTTGTGGTGAAATGTTGTCTTTGTCAAAGTTTGAGGATTGTTTGTATTGTGAAAAATGTTTTGGGGAGATGATTGATTTGTTCACACGCAGGGCCATTGTCCATGATCTATGAAAGGAGGTAGCTATGAATTTTAATCCATTTTGGGCTGGTTTTATTATAGGAAGTTTCATCAGTGTATCTATTTGTGTTGTGATTTTTGGATTTCTATTTAGTGTGTTAACGGAGGTGAAAAAATGGACTTGAATTTCAAAAATAAGAAAGTAATTAATATTACTAAAGAATATTTTGAGACAGAAGATGAGAAGTGTTATTTTTTTGGTGGCATGGGACATGATGCTACTGAACTTTTGCGACGCAACTTAGAGGAAAATGCTTTCTTTGAATCTAAGGAGAAGTATCAAAATCTTCTAGAAAGCATAAATGAGGCATATTTCGAGGTTGATCTTAAAGGTAATTTTGTATTTTTTAATAATGCATTGGTGAATATTCTGGGATATTCTAAGGATGAACTGATTGGGATGAACAACAGAGACTATATGTCTCCAAAATCAGCTAAGGAAATCTTTTCTGTTTTTGAACAAATTTATAAAACAGGAAAATCAGTAAGAAAGTTTGGTTATGAAGTGATTAAAAAAGATGGAACTCATAATTTTCATCAATTGACAGCATCTTTAATGCTGGATAAAAAGGGCAATCCAATTGGATTTCGGGGTATTGGTCATGATGTCACTGAGTTAGTCCAGGTAGAGGGGGTTCTGTTAGAAAGTGAGAAGAAATATCGAACGATTCTTGAAAACATTGAGGAGGGCTACTTTGAGGTGGATATTGCCGGTAATTTCACCTTCTTTAATGATTCTCTGTGCCGAATGTTGGGTTACTCCAAAGATGAAATGATGGGTATGGGTAACCAACAATACACAGATCAAGAGGAACGTAAAAAATTGTTTCGAGCCTTCAATAAAGTTTACAAAACAGGGGAACCCACTAAAGAATTCGATTGGGAGATTATTACAAAAGATGGGATGAAACGATATGTTGAGACCTCGGTATCTTTACTAAAAAATAGTTTAGGTAAATCGATAGGGTTTTATGGTATTGTTAGAGATGTTACTAATCAGAAGTTGAAAGTCGATAAGATTTTAAATGAAAAAGAAGAGAGGTTTCAAAACTTCGCTGAATCATTACCTTTAACTCTTTTTGAGATGGATAGAAACGGAAAATTGATATATGTAAACAGAAAAGCATTTTCGTTATTCAGATATACAAAGGAACAGTTTGAACGAGGTCTGAATGGTTTTGATTTGATAGTACCTGAAGATCGAGAACGTATGCAAATTAATGTAAATAATATTATTAATGGAGGAGTCACAACTCCAGCAGAATATTCTTTATTTAGAGGTGATGGCAGTAGATGTTTTATTCGTATGCATAGTTTGCCAGTATTTACTGATGGTGAATTAACGGGATTTCAGGGATTTATTATGGATATTACGGATCGTAAGCAACTTGATATGGCATTACAGGAGAGTGAAGAGAAGTATAGAATAGTTGTTGAGAAAGCTAATGATGCTATTGTGATATTACAGGACGGTGTTGTTGAATTTTCAAATACAGGCTTTACAAATATGTTGGGTTATACAGTTGAAGAAGCTAAGGGTATGCCTTTGAAAAACTTTATTATATCTGAAAGTTTGGAATTGGTATTAGAAAGATATAAGAAGAGAATGTTAGGTAAAGAACTTTCTCCATTATTTGAAATTATTTTAGTGAAAAAAAGTGGGGAAAAAATAGTTGTTGAAACAAGTGGGAGTATCATTCATTTGCAGGGAAAGCTGGCGGATGTAGTTATTATCCGTGATATTACTGAGCAAAAGAAGCTTGAGAAGATTTTGCTGGAATCAGAACGTTTAGCTGCAGTTGGGGAAATGTCTATAGGAGTTGCACACGACTTTAATAATAGTCTTCAGATGATTTTTGGGAATTTGGATCTGGCATTACTAAGTCCGGATCTTTCTCAAGAAGTAGTTACTTTTATCAACTCTTCTAGAAGAGCGGCTAAGGATGCCGCAGCTCGGGTTCGGCAGCTTCAACGATTTGCTCAAAAAGAACAAAATAATGTATATAAATCTTTAGACTTGCATGACATTCTGAATGAAGTTACTCTTCAACTTCGTCCTTTATGGAAAGATAGTGCTGAAAAGAAAGGGTTGACATTTTCGATTCAGAAATCATTTGGAAAAATAGAGCTTATTGATGGAAATGAAGGGGAACTTACTAGTGTTTTCCATAATGTTATTAAGAACGGGCTTGAAGCAATGCCTAATGGTGGAAAGATAGTTCTGGAAACCAGTATTGAAGATAACGAAATTTGTGTTAGAATTTCTGATACTGGTATAGGAATGCATGAGAGCATCATAAAACGTATTTTTCAGCCATTCTTTACAACCAAAGGTTTTGAAGTAGGCAGGGGTCTCGGAATGAGTGCTGTTTTTGGAATTGTTAGAGATCATGGTGGAAAAATATTTGTTAAAAATTCAGAGATTGGTAAAGGAACAACAATGGAGTTAACATTTCCATTAGGAGTGAAGAAATTTCAAAAAGAAAAGAAAGCTGCTATTTCTAAAACTGCTAAAGTGTTATGGGTAGATGATGAGGTAGAATTGAGAAATATAGGTAAAATGTTTTTAGAAATTTTGGGATATTCTGGTGATGTAGCTGGTAGTGGAAAGGAGGCCCTGGAATTGCTTAGAAGAAATAAGTATGATTTGATGATTACGGATATAGGAATGCCAGAGATGAATGGTTGGCAATTAGCTGAAGAGATTAAGGATAAATATCCTATGAAGGTTGCAGTTATTTCTGGTTGGGGCTCTTCGGGTTTTAATGAGGAGAGATCAAAGTATAATGTAGGATATATTCTTGGAAAACCAGTTGGCATAGAAGAAATAAAGGATTTAGTTTCAAAGGTATTTGAATGATCTTTAGTGGTGGATAAATTTTCCATCACTTTTAAGGAGGTACTATGTCTTATCTATCAATAGATAATCTTTACAAAAATAGAGATATTTTTCTTTTTAAAGAGTGCTATGCTATGGAAAAGATACATGGGACATCAGCACATATTTCATGGAAAACTGATGGTAGTTTAAGCTTTTTTGCAGGGGGTGCTAATCACGCACAGTTTAAATTATTATTTAATGAGGATTTTTTAAAAGAAAAGTTTCTTTTCAATTTTATCAAGAATGAGATCGTTGTATTTGGGGAAGCCTATGGAGGAAAATGTCAGGGCATGAGTAAGACTTACGGTCCTAATTTAAAGTTTGTTGCTTTCGAGGTAAGGATTGACGAAATATGGTTAAATGTGCCTAATGCTGAATCTGTGGCACTAACACTAGGATTAGAATTTGTTCACTATAGGAAAATAACAACGGATATTCAAGATTTAGATAAGGAGCGTTTAACTCCTTCAGAGCAGGCCTTTAGGAACGGTATATCGGATAGAAATAATTCAGATTCCTGGAAAATGAGAGAGGGTATTGTTTTAAGACCGTTATATGAGTTTACTAAAAATGGTAATAGGGTTATTTCTAAGTATAAAAATGAAGAGTTTAGTGAAACTAAAACTCCTCGTCCTATTGATAGCAATAAATTAAAGATTTTAGATGAAGCAGATGAAGTAGCTATCGAATGGGTTACTCGGATGAGGCTGGAACATGTTTTGGATAAGTTGAGAAGTGAACTGCAAACAGAAGTCTCTATAGAACACATGGGACTTATTATAAAAACTATGATTGAAGATATATCCAGAGAAGGGGTAGATGAAATAATAAATTCTAAAGAAGTTAGAAAGGCAGTTGGAAAAAGAACGGCAATTCTTTTTAAAGAAAAATTAAGTCGAGAACTGAAAGGAGGTGTAGGATGAAAACGGAAACTTTTGAAAAAGCAGAACCGCTGTTCTATATTGGAAATGTGGCAAATGCAATATCATTATCAGATAACGTAGAATTGAGTTGTGACCAATATTTATTGGCCATCAACTCGAATGATTGGTTATACCATAGCGGGAGGGGAAATGAAAGAGACTAAGACCAAGAAAAATAACGGACTATCAAATGTCCGCTCGAATGACTTGTTATCGGAGGTTGATTGTTGTTTTGTCTGTAAGGAACGATCATGGTTTACCCTCGGTCCAAGTAGGCATTTAATTTTCTATGGTTGTGATCTGTATTCTACAGATGAAGTCAGCATAAATGTAATGCCTAATAACAAGTGTATAAATTTCAGTCACCGATAACAACTGATTATACAGATCCAGTAATTTGTTAGCTTGCAGATAACGCAACCGAATAATAAAGCGTAATCCAGAAATGGATTGAGTTGTTGAAAGACAACTCCAGCTCTGACGGTGAAACTTCCGTAGTATTTGCAAGCTAACGTTTGAGCTCAGCGGCGGATGGTTTGATAGATCGATTCTGTAGGGGGTCTATAGAAAAATTAAACCGAAGTCTAACATAGGATGAAAGGAGAATAGTATGAAAATTAGAACAGGATTTGTAAGTAACAGTAGTTCGATTAGCTTTATGTGTCATGTGTGCGGTAATATAGAAAGTGACTGGGATTTATGTTTAGAGGATGCATATATGTTTGTATGTAAAAATGGTCATACTGTTTGTGATAGTCACGTATACAAGGAGCTTAAGGACAAGCTTGATGATAGATATTCTACTCCCATAGAATTTTGTCCTATATGTAATTTAGATACTCTTTCGAATGATCTTGTTCTAAATTATCTCTTGAAAGAATCTGGTTTAACTAAGAAAGAGATTGAACAGAAAGTTAAAGACCGATTCGGCTCATACAAATTATTTGAAGAGTACTTGAAAGGAGCATGATGATAAATAAAATATATGCCTGGATAAGACAGAATCTAGTAACGAGTAAAAGGAATAATAACGTTTCTAGTGATTCAAGGGATATTCAGGGTATCCTGATACACGAAAATTCTAATTTTAAGATTATTCGTTCTAAAGATTACAACTATAATTTTAACAAGAAAACAGGGTTTTTTGTCAGATGGGGCAGAACTTTAAAAGAAGATTCTGTAATGGCTCCATTTAATGAGATATTAGATATTGAAATAACCGATATTTGTAAAGGTCCTGGTGGAATTCCTTGTTCATTTTGCTACAAGTCAAATAGTCCTAATAATAAAAGTAATATGTCTTTTGAAATGTTTAAAACTATTATAGATAAGATGAAAGAGCATAATATAATAAATCAGCTGGCCTTTGGTGCAGATGCTCAGGCAGAATCAAATCCTGATTTATGGAAAATGGCTAAATATTCAAGGGATAACGGAATTATACCTAATATTACAGTGGCAGATATTTCAGATAATGTGGCTGATAAACTGGTTAACGTAATGGGAGCAGTTGCAGTTTCTAGATATAGTAATAAAAATTATTGCTATAATTCAGTAAAAAAATTAGTAGATAGAGGAATGAAGCAGTGCAATATCCATCAATTAGTGGCAGTGGAAACATTTGATCAAATTAAAGAAACATTTATTGATTATAAAACCGATGCTAGATTAAAAGGGTTAAATGCTATTATTTTGTTATCTTTAAAAAAGAAAGGGAGAGGAGAAAACTATAATTCATTATCAAATGAACAGTTTAAAGAAATAATTAATTTATCTTTTGAACACAGTATTCCAGTAGGTATGGATAGTTGTTCTTGTCATAAATTTTTAAGTGCTATAAAAGATAGAAAAGATTATGAAAAACTAGTAACATTTACCGAACCTTGTGAAAGTTCCCTTATGAGTTTCTACATTAACTCTATAGGGCAGGGTTTTCCTTGCTCTTTTTCTGAGGGTGTTGGCGATTGGAAAGAAGGTTTAGATGTAGTTAAGTCCAAAAATTTTAATGCTATTTGGTTTAACTCAAAATTAGCTAAATTTAGGGACAAGTTACTTTCTTTAGAAAGGCAGTGTCCGTTATATTCAGTATGAGAGGAGGGTAAAGGTAGTGAAAAGAGTATCAAAAAGGTATGATAGTGTTGTTAGATTTTCTAAGAATGAACATTTAGTTGACTTTTGTTTAAGAAAGGAGGAACAGATCGTTAAAAGTTTTTCTAAGTTAATTTATTGGGCAGGTAATCGTTTTGCTTTTAAACTGAAGGGTAGGTATACTTTTTCGGATTTTTTTGAGGAGGGTTTTTTGACGTTATCTTTATGTCTATTTAAATGGAGAGTTAAGGATCCTACTTTTGAAAGGTTAACAGAATTTAATAAATATTTTAAAACTTCTTTATTTAATAAGTTTAGACAGATACAGATTTTGTCTTGTTCTAGGAAAAA